GCAGGGGCGGAGCCCCGCCGGTGACCCGTCCCCCGACCTCCATGAATCTCTAAAAAGTTTTTATAATTCTTTTCTCATGACGGGGGTGGCGGCGAGGGGGCCCATGTCTGGGTGCTCGACTGCCAGCTCGCCCCCACCTCGCACTCCAGGATCTGAACAAACATACGCCCCTCTGTCGCGGCCTTGGCCGCCTCGAGCGTCTGATGCACCTCGGTCTGCAACGCCCTTCTGCACTTGCACTCGATGCGACCCTCCGCGCAGGGGTAAGTGACGACAAAGACCTTCATGGGTGTTTGCTTTTTTTGTGATTCCCTGCACGTGTGGGAGGAGGCTCGCGTGCACACGACCCACTTTCCTCCCGACCTCCATGAAACTCTAAAAAACTTTTTAAAAACTCTTTTCTCTTTGACCCGTGACGGGGGCCGGTGGCGCGCCCCATGGATCTCTAAAAGTCTTTTCTTCTCCTTGACCCGTTCTATGGAGCTCATTTGGCCGTGGTGAGTATCCACATGACGTGCTCGGCCCTGGCGGCCTCAAGCAAGCGCAAGAGCTCGCCCCTCGGCAAGTGGGCGTTGTCCGCCTTCAGCTTCCTAATATACTCCCTGAATGGGTCGAAGACGGGGGGCATGGCTCGGTGGCTTGGCGGTTTGCACGACGCTCACCCCGTGCCCACACAACTTTCCTTACCGCCCCATGAATATCTGAAAATTTTTAAAAATTCTTTTTCTTTTAACGAACTGAGAGAGGTGCGACCATGCCCATCCGAAGCATGCGCATCTCCATGTGGTGACTGCACCACACGGCACACTCGTCAGCGGGGCTCTCCGTGCACGTGGGTTCTATGCACATATCTGGAGAGCGTGGTGCCGGCTTCGCTCTGCACATAGGGCAGGCCAGAGAGGTGTCGCGCTTGTGCCAATTCTTTATACACTTGGCGTGAAATACGTGTTTACACGTAGTCTTGTGAGTTTTTCCCTTGGAGAGTGGGGCCCAGCATATGGGACACGTCATCGGGGGTGATCTTTGTTTCAGTGACTTGGCGAGCCTCACGAGAGGGGCGCGGGTCCACACAACACATTTTAGACGTCAACCTCCCACATGTGCCGTTGCCAACTGAGATCTATAGGCTCGTCTTCGACCCAAGAGCGCTTCGGGGGGCGGTTCCACCAAAAGCAGCACATTTTGTTCTTACTGTTTAGGCGCCCCACGCCCATACACACGGGCGCACGCCATCAATTTTCGGGGTCGGGAGGGGTCGCGAGCCGCTCCACAAACGCAAACAGGGGCGCGCAGTTTTCCGCAGTGTCGGGCCGGTACGAGCTCACGATAGCCTCGGTCAAGTCCTTCTCGTCACCGTCCGCCATATAACTCCGGTCCAGCTTAATGGCCAAGTTGCGCAACTTTTCGCGGTTCACCGCATCCGTCAGGTCACGGATGCGGTCAACCTCTGCGAGGGCCTTGTCGGCCAAGTCAACATAGTAGAGCTGGGTAGGGGTCGCAAGACCGCAGTAGAAGGCTTCGTAGGCATAGGTGATGGCCGCCATGGTGTTTGTGTTTGTGTGGTATGTCATGGATGCCCGTGTGGCCGACGTTCACACAACTTCGTTTCCTTGTGCCGATCCGAAAAATTTTTAAAAAAGAATTTTTAAAATTAAATTTTCTGAATCTTGGATGGCCAAACATACTCCGGCCAGTCTTCTTGACTGACATCAAAGTGGTAAAAGTCAGGCGCTTTTCGGTTGAGTGAAGCCTGATGGGACTTGACCACGGGCTCCCACCCCCACCACCAAGGAGGCCGCGGCGTCAAGCAGTGCGGCAACTTCTTCATGGTGTTTTTGTACCCACGGAGTATCCACTCGTCTATGCATGCGTTGCAGTACATGGCCAGATAACACGTGTACCCCTCCCACATGAGGACCGCCGGGTGACGCTTCCACCCCTTAGTGAACCCCTTGAGGACCCTCCATATTTGGTATGCCTCTAACCTTTGTTTCCCGAGCCGGCGATAGTCAAGTGCCTTGACACACTCCTGCAAGTCACCCGAGATCACAAACGTGTTGACCATTTCATCGTGGCCCGACCCGTCACGACCCGGGGCCTCGTCGTCCCAAAACGTTTTTTTTCTTTTTAAAAGAAAGATGGCCGGGTGGCTAGAGTTCGACGGCCTCCACACGATAGTCGTCGACGTGCCCAGGTACATAGCGGCACAGCCCGTACAGTACTGTCAGATCAGTGACGTCATGGACAGGATACGGACCAAGGCCAAGCCGGTCTATACCTACATAGACATTACTGAACTGAACATCCGTGATGTCGACCTGATTGGACTGGTCGACATCATATGGGATCTTCATGAAAGAACAAAGGGTGAAGAATTTTTAAAACAAATTTGTTTCACCGGTGCGAGCCGACGCGTCATGATGGCGTGGAGGACCCTCAAGTCGCTCTTGCCAACCTTTGTTTCGGAATTAATAATGTTTGAATAAATTATAAATGACTCCCATGCAGTGGCTGATGATCCTTGTGCTGATAGCGTTGGCTCTATGGCTGGCGGGTGCGCGCCTGCCGGGCCGCCAGCGTCACGGGTGCCCGTACGCAGGCACGGCCTCGTGCGGTTGCGGACGTGTGTGTCCCCGGGCGTCCGAGGATCGTCTTACCCGGTTCTAAAAAATATTTATTAATATAAATGTACGCTCGTTACCTGGCCGAGTTCTTCGGCACCCTCGTGTTTGTTCTGGCCATCGTTCTGACGGCCCAGCCGCTCCTTATCGCCGGCACGTTCCTGGCCGTGATCCTGCTGTCCGGCCCGCTGGGCGCCGGCCACATCAACCCGGCCGTGACGCTGGCCATGATCTTCAACGGTGACCTGCCCATGTCGGAGGCCGCCCCGTACATCATCGCTCAGGTTGCCGGCGCGTTGTCGGCGGTCCAGCTGGCGAAGGTGCTGAAGGCGCGGATGTGAGTTCACGGCACCGCTGTGCAGCGACGCACGCCGCGGCAAAAGCCTCCATGCCCTGAATCTCAAGCAGGTGGACACCCGTTGTCAGCTTGATTAATAGTCCCCACTTTTCGAAAAAACTCTGACGTGGGGTCTGTCCCTCGCGCTCAAAGTCGGATACATAGTCCTTCATAGTGCGAAACCACGTCTCGCCTGTCATATAGGTCCAGGGGTCCACCCCTCTATATGACCCATGATTTCCCACGTGACGGCCAGCCTCTCACAGTCGGGGTTCCACTTGGCCTCCCCGAGAGGCCCGAGGTGCTGTCCGTCTTTGAAAAATTCCCAAAATATTGTTTCTAAATTTTCGTCCCATGACTTGAGGGTGCCCCCGCCCACCACCAAGTACTGGCGGTCCTGATAGAACCCCTTCGTGAACCTTATGATCGAGCCATCCGGCGGCGGTCCCATACTTGAAAAAAGTTTTTAAACTTTAAATTTCAGAATACATGACACCAAGTTCGGTGAGGGAGCCGTCACTGTTGAACAGTCCACTCGTGCCCATGTGGACGTCGTCCGTCGCGCGGGTTTTCCACGCGTACCGCTCCACGTACGCGCGAGACTCGAGCCCGGCACACGCCGCCTTCATGAACGCCTTGACTTGATCAACGGGGTAACCACCCGGGTACTTGCCGGCCCAGTCAGCCGGGGCGAACTCCGTGACCCATATGGGTTTGGCGTACTTGGCCCATATCGCATCAATCTGGGCGAGGAACGAGTCGGCGTTCGGCGGCGCGTACCAATGCACGCACACAAAGTCCACCTTGGGCCCCGGGGCCATGAAGGTCTCGAGCCAACTGCCCGGCTTGGAGGCGTTGCCGGCCGTCGCGGGGCTGCCTATGCGAGCACCGAGCGCCACCACGCGCGGCCACAAACTCAGGGCCTGCTCGACCGTCAGGTTCGACTGGGCCGCACCGTCCGGCTCGTTAAAGCCGAGCAGCACGGGTGACGGCGCCACCTTGGCGAGCGAGTTGGCGCCCCAGCACATGGGCGTGAACGGCACGGTCGAGAGGGCGTCCACTGCCGAAGGGCCCCACGTGTAGTACCATGTGGGATGCAGACTGGAAATTTTGAGCGCGCAGTTGGGGTCGGAAGTGCTGATGACGGCACCTTTCTTCATATAAAACTTGCAAACTTTTCTTCTGGAGATGTATGAGTTCTTTATCGGAGTGGGTCTGGGGGTCTTTGGGGGCATGGTGGCCCGGGCTCGCGCAAGTCGAGAGGTGGGCACACAGGTGGATGACGTGTGGGGCAGCCGGCCCGCTTCACCTCCCGTGACCGTGCCCGTCAAGCGCAAGGCGTTTGTGCCCGGGGAGTTGGTTAATTTTTGGGGCAAGGATTCTTAGTAGTTGTCGACGTCAAGCACGTTGAACTGGAGCATCAGGTCCTGATAGACCTTGTAGATGTTGCGGTGGCGGATAGTCTCCATGGCGCCGTTGTGGAAGTAGATCGTCAGGTCGCCGTGACGCTCGCAGTACTCGAACCAGCGGACCTGGGTCGTGTCCAGCACAAAGACGGCGTCGTTCTTCTTGATCGCAAAGGCCGTCATTCTGTCTTGACAGGCGGGTAATACTCTAAGTAAACTTCACGGGCCAGTTCATACGGGGATTTCCACTCGCGTATAGAAAAGATCCACTCGTATTTGGTATCGGCGACCCGCGTCCACTTGGCACCGATGGGCACGACCGGTGCGAACGTCAAGATGACCGCCTTCAGCAGGTTCCAGTACATTGAATTCCAAGCAACGCTTGGCTATAAGCGCCCACGTCCTGAAACTCGCGCATGAGCCGCCGCCGGCACGCGAGCCGGTCCGGATTGGTGACGGCCTCGCGCCACACTCGCTGCAAGATCTGTACATTGTGATTCACCATGATCATCTCGGTCCGCAACTGGGCGTACGTCGTCTGAATGAATATGGCGAGCATGTTCTGAACCACACGGTGCACGTGGAGTATGGGGTCGTGTGGAAAGGGGACGTTCATAGAGGCCACGAGGGCGTGCTCTATAAAACCGCTGCACCGTTCGAGGAGGGGCGCGGCAGGTGTGTCCCTATACGTGGCTAAAAGGGGCGCGAAGACATCGTGGACAATATCCCTGATGACCTGGACAGATATATTGTCCAGCTCATCAAGTTCTTCCCAGTAATCGAGGTTAATATTCACAAATAGCGCATATTGCAACTGGGCTGTGAGCCGCGTCTCGAATTCGGCGATCTGGTCGTCGACTGTCATCTTGAAGAGCAAGGCACTCGCGCCTTTAGAACTCCTCCATGTGGTCGTAGGCCGCCAAGTGGTCGTCGTTCTCCGCACCCTCCTCGTGACCCCCGCGCCACTGCTCCTCCTCGTGAATCTCGTGCTCGAGACGGTCGATGGCCGCGTGCTCCTTGGCGATGATGCCCCGCATGAAGTCGGCGTAGTCGCGTGAGATCGGACTCGTGTCGTCAAACGGGCGGTGCTCCTCGAGCATCGCATCGATGGCGGCCGACTCGCGCGCCTCGGCCAAGCGCTTGGCCGCTCGCAGGTTCACGAGCTCCTGCTCGTGCAGGCGGATGCGCTCGCGGATGGGCAGGGCGAAGTAGGCGTCGACCGCCTCGGCCTCGAGGTCACCCGTGCAATAGTCACCGCCCTGGATCTCATAGAGCTCCTCTTTTGTGAATTCATGATCGACGTAACCCGCCATGAAGTGGTACATGGAGGGCGTCACGGCCTCGTCTATGTACTCTTCAAACTCGGAATAGGTCCAGGTGAATACGGGCTCCTCGTCCTCGTACTCGCCCTGGTAGCCGCAGAGCAGGCCGGCATCGTTGAAGGCGAGGTATGAGTTGGGCGACATGTTTGTTTGTTTGAATGTATTCAAAAGGCACCGGACCCTCTTAAGCACAGAACACGTTTTCTTGCCATGGGCGAGTGGGCACGTCATATGCTCGATATTTATTGGGAGCTCAGACCCTTCCACGAGACCCAGGCCCTCTATAAGTCCAGGGGTCTGGGCCCCTTTGACTACTGGACGTACGAGCTCCAGTACCTGACGTGCAGCACGTGGGCCAAGGACCCGTCACTGCCGCCACGCTTGCTCGCCAAGTACGCCGGCGCCGACAAGATCCAACTCGACAAGGAGGACCGTGACGAGCTCGGGTGCCTGTTCCTCACGGACCTCGGCATGAACCCCGGCACCTTTCCTATAAAAATTCCTTAGGTATAGTAATGGCCGTGGCGAATGGCCGCCGACAATCGGCGAGGGCGGCGGCGAAAGCCGCGCTCGTGGGCCCCACCGAAGGAACTAGCAATGGTAGAAAGACGGAAAATGAGGTTTTCATCGAGGATGAACTGAAAAAGGTGGCGCAGGTGGTGCCGGGCGGTGCTAGTTTCCCCGCCGCCGTCACCGAGGCGACCTTGATCAAAAATATTAAAAATAAAAATGACCAGAAAACTGCGCGTTCCGGTCAATTTGCATGGACGGGCACCCATTTTAATGGTCAGAAATTGACAAAGGAAGAGATAGAAAATGCATATAGATTGGCTCATTGGAACGCGTCGCACGAGGCGGCCGCATCAGGACTTATTGCCGAGGGCCCTGCAGTTGTAGCTGGTATTAAACAATATCTCAATCTAACCGGTCCAACGGCCCGCAAGGGGGCATACACGGAAATTTACCAAGGCAAGGGTGTGAGAGTGGACGTGGTGGATTGCTTCCACATGAAGGGGCGCACTGACGGCATAAATCCTTTGAGTTTTATTTTCGAAGAAGTTGTTCCAACGAGCGTCATGCCGTGGGAGGTTGCGCTACAAACAAATGGACGGTGGGGTTTTAAAAACGCAGGAAATGCGATGACTATGGCGAACATTCGACAGGCCAACGCCACTTATTTCCAGAAGGGTCGCGTCGATTGGAATCTCCTGAAATTGTGGTGCGGGGCCGGGGACACCATAGACACACGTCATTCAAAAGTGGCCACTGTTCCCGAAGGCGTCGTGCTGACCGACGCAAGAGGCAAGGCGAGGACGGCGGCCAATGGGCGGACCCCGCTGACGGGAAAGCTGTCCAACACCAACATTGCAAAATTACAAACAGGCTTAATTACCGGCCTTGGACTCGGCGGGGATCCGGGTAGAAACGCCGCCCTCAAGAGGCTTCTAAGATTTATTTTTGTGAACGAAAGGGGGCTGTTCAAGCTCGACTGCAAGGGGGCTCTGGACGGTGAAGGTGACGAGACTATAATGGTTTGGGAAGCGGGAAGCCTTGTGAAAAAGCACGGAGAGAGTAAAATTTCAGACGGGCCTTCGGAGGCCTACCCGGGTGAGGCTATTCAGATATTAAAGGCTAATGTTCTGGATTGTTTGTATTATCAGTGCAATTACGGCGACGTTAAACTCAACTTCGTAAAAAGAATAGACAATTTTTTCGCCGCTTACGGAATTGGTGCTTTTGGTTCCGTCCTGCGCTTCACCTCGCTGTTCAAAGGGGCGGGTGGCGTGAGTGACCCTAACAGGTCGGCAAAATTGCGCGATTTGGCGACCCTGGCGCGGGCGGTTTGGCCCAACGGCGGTGGCAGCGGTGCCGTCAACAACAAGAATAGCTGGCCAGTTGCTTTACTCGGACTACCGACGCGCAATGGTGGTACGGCCATGCACACCGTGAACAACGTCAAAGGTAGAGAATATTTTCCGTATTGTAATTATTCAGCTATATGGGCCTTTATAAACCAGCAGCGTGGTGAGACCGAGGGGCGGCTGGCCGCGCAACTGGGATCATGGGGCACGGCCCGTCAGGCTAAATTGTTGGCCGACCCCATCACAAGTGACGCGGCCCTGTTTTTCGTTTATGCTGCGGATGCGTTGAAAGGTGGCAACAAGCCGAAAAAGTTATCGACCGCGAGAGAACTACTATTTAACTTGAACAATCAACTCAGATTATATTTATCAAAACTGGCCAATGGCATGACGGTGGATGGTATAAAGGAAGTGTGCCGTTTAGGAGGCGCGGAGGTGGGATTCCCCGCGATCCCTAATAACAACGGGATTAACCGACCTATAAATTCCATAGGACTAAATGGTATTTATAAACCAAACAAAGCCACGGGGAAGCGATATTACACATTTCAGTTCCGTGCGCAGCCGGTCGTTGGACAGCCCTCGAGGAATACCATTAAACGTTCGGAGGGGGGTGCGCTTGATGCAGCTGCGGAGTTTTTTCAGGCCGCCGAGGTCCTGCTCGCCTTCATGTTTATCCAAGTCAAAAACTTGAGTGATGCGGGTGTTGGTAACAACGCCTCACGCGCCGTGGCCAATCAGGTGGCAAAGAACGAGATAGACACCATCAATAGAATTTATACGGAAAAATTCCGGAAATTTGCAGGTTATTTCGTGTTGGGTTGCAAGATGTACAAGTCGAACCCCGCGCTGATTAACTCGCCTTACGTGCCCCGTGGAGGGAATGGCGCCAAGCCTCTGAATAACGGCAGGGGGGGCGCGCTCCTCCGCCGTCCACAGAATGCTGGAAACACGAGTCTAATGACGGGCGCGGCGGCCGCACAAGAAGAGGCGCGGCGACTTGGCGCAGCGCTCCTCGGTGCCGGCGTCCCGGTCAACGGGTCTAACGAGGAGATGAATTTCTCCCTCATGGGTCCACTAAATTTTCCACAAGAGGGTATGGGTGAGGCGCCAAACGCAACGGCAAGAGTGAATGAAGCCGCTCGCCCGAGGGCGTGGAGAAGCCCCAGTCCGGGGGCGCGCCGCGAGCGCAGCCGCAGTCGAAACCGCTAATATTTTCACATGGTATATTAAATGCCAGTGAACGCCGACAAGAAGGCGGTGAGCGATATGATTAAGCGCAGAGATCGTGCCCGTAGGCGCTACAGACTAATAATGAACAAGCTCAAGTCGCTGCCAGGGGTCAAGAACGTCAAGGTCAACGCAAACTATGTGAATCCGGTGACTCTCGTGCCACCGCCGTTTGGCGTGGTCGTCTATCACGTCAAGGACTCCCGGACGGGTCGTATAGATCTCTATGACAAGGTGACGTTCTGGAAGCTGCTTCATAAGCACTCCCCAAACATCAAGAACAACTACAACCTCTTGATGGCGGAGCCGAGCCGGGCCCTCTTCCCCAACCCCACCACACGCACGGGGACGACGACCCGCAACATCCAGCGCGTGCGCGCCCGCCCCAAGCCCAAGACGCCCACGCGGTCGGCCGCCGCCGCCAAGATTGCGAGCGCTCTGCGCAAGAAGGTGACGGTCAAGAAGGCGGCCACGGCCAAGAAGGCGTCGCCGCGCCGCAAGACGCCCAGCCCAGCCAAGAAGAACAACTCGCGCAAATCCCACTAAAGAAATAAAGACCATGACTCGTAGATGGGCCTCTACGAAGACCTGGGCCTGGCCAAGGACGCCACGCCCGAGGAAATAAAGAAGGCCTACAGATCCCTTGCCCGCACGCACCACCCCGACAAAGGTGGTGACGCGGAAAAGTTCAAGCAGGTACAGGAGGCGTACGAGACCCTCTCGGACCCCCAGAAGCGCCAAAACTACGACCAGTTTGGGACGGCTGACGGCCCCCCGGGGCCCCAGGGTGGCTTTCCACCTGACATCTTCGCCCAAATGTTCGGTGGCGGGAACCCGTTCGGTCAGCGCGGCCCCGTGCGTCGGGCCGACCACGAGCACGTCGTGACCATCAGCCTCGACGAAGCCTACCGCGGTCTGACAAAAAATATGAAAATTACTCTTCAAAGAATTTGCCGTGAGTGCAGCTCCAAGTGTAGCACGTGCCATGGCCGCGGCCAGGTCCACCACCAGATGGGACCCTTCGCCATGGCCCAGCCCTGTGGTCAGTGTCAGGGTCAGGGGTCGGTCAACAAGGGCTGCCCCGGTTGCAATTTTAGAAAAAACAAATTTGAAAATTTAAATTTGGAACTCAAGATCCCAAAGGGGGTCGAGACCGGGAACGTCCTGACGGCCCATGGTCTTGGGGAACAGGCCAGGTCCGATGCGGAAGAGCCTGGTGACTTGCACTTCCGTATCCACGTGGCCGACCATCCGCACTTCATGCGTCAAGGCAAGGATCTGATTTTTTCTACAAAAATTTCTTTTGAGGACAGCGTCAACGGGAAAACCCTGACCATCCCTCACTTTGACGGGCCGCTCGACGTCGACACGCGCCAGTGGGGACCCCTAGACCCTCGGCAGGACTACGTGATACCCTTCAAGGGGATGGTGGAGGGCGGACGGCTGAGGCTGAGTTTTGATATTACATATCCAGGTCCAGGGAATTATCGACTTGAGAACCTCCAAGCTGCATGAGCGCCAGCCACCGGCTATAGTGCGTTGACGACTGACCCGCGCGCAATCCCGCATTCTTGAACGGGTCGGACGTGAGCTTGGTCTCGATCGCCGCTAGGATATCCGTCGGCGTCTCCTTGGCGAACAGAAGGAAGAACGGGCAGAAGTTCGCGGCGTACTGAAGGCGCGTCACCTTGGCCGTCTTGGTGAAGATGCGCACCTTGACCATATTCTCACAGACCTTCTCCATTAGGGGGGCCGTCACGCCCGCGCCCGTACGCCAGAGGTCCAGGAGCACCGGCGGCGACGGCTCGTGTCGCGTGTTGGGGTTGAGCTGCCACCAAAGGCAGCGGACAATAACCTCGAGGTCCTCGAAACGACGCTTCTGGCTCCACATGTCGTGCAGGAACCGCTTGAACTTGCCGTTGGGCTCGGCAATCTCACGCTTGAGCAGCGTGTACACGGGGCTCTTGGTGTCCGAGTGCAGGCCCTCACCGAGCGAAATATCCGAGGGCGTCTTGATATTGTTGAAGAAGCGCGTCACCTCCTCGGGTGACATAGTACGGTTCGCCACGGCCAGCTGACACTTGATGCGCCAGAAGGCGTCCTGGTCCTCCTGGGGCCACTCGCTGAACAACTTGCCCTCGAGATGCCGCAGGTTGTACTCTTTGGGCAAGGGTGTGGGCATGCGGAAGCCGTCGCGAATGAACTGGAGGATGGCGCCCGAGCGCGACTTGCCGTCAAGCGACTCTTGAATCTCCGGCCCGCCGTTGCGACGGACCGGGTGGAAGTAGAGGATGCCCGTCTGGCGCGTCCACATGATGTGGCCGATGATGTCCTGCTTCCACTTCTCGTTCTTGATGAAATCACGCTGGAAATCGGGATCCAGATCGTAAAACTTGGTGGCCGTCACGTCGGCCGTGTAGGAGCGGATCGTCTGAGCAGAGTGCTGAAACTCGAGAGGGAGCGCCATCGTCTTGTCTTGTTTCATTCACGCTTGACGTCTCTAACACGCGATGTGGCGAGCGTCAACGCACCCAGCACAAGCGTCATGGTGCTGATGGTCGCCGTGTCCTGGAACACGTGCAGAACCTCCGACAGATCTATGTGGGCGTGATGAAACGCCACGTCATTCACTGCATCAGGGACGAGCCCAAGCGTCGCGTTCCTGATGACGTGTTTTTGGAGCCGCGCCCCCGACCGCAGACCCCGCTGGACCACCGGGTGCCGCACGACCCGGCGCACGGTGATCTGAACCTTCACACAGGGTGCACGGTTCATCCTGATATGAGCAGGGAAGAGAAAACGACAGCCGATAATGCGGGCAGGCGCGTCACGAATACGTAGATGGCCGGGCTCAGTAGGATGGTGAGAACCAGGTCACCCAGGTCACGCCAGTACATATTCTTGGTCGGCTTGGCCCGGGCCCTTGTCCGCGTGTCCACAGAACATCATTCCTCGTCTTCGAGGAGCCGCTTCCAATCTTTTGAGATAAAGAGCCGCCCGTTAGGCCCACATTTATTAGTGTCCAGACGGACTGTATCTGAAAAATCATACACAAGTTTCCCCCGACCCCTATACGCTATGAACCGCCTACAAGATCCTGTGTGAGAATACTTCCCCGGGACGAAATAGACGCATTTTTCACAAGGCGGCACGAACTGCATTACACGTGTCACTCATTTTTCTCCTCCTCCTGGTCCGCGGTGTAGTAGGCGCGAGCCGCCTTCAGGGCGTGCGCCTTGGCCACCTTCTCCGAAACCTTGAACTCGCCATCATCCTCGAGGGCCTTCTCGAGGATCGCCTTGTAGGCATCCGAGTCGAGCAGGGCCGCCTTGAGCTTCTGGCGGATCACCTTGAGCTTGTCCTTGAGAGCCTCCTCGCGGTCAATCAGTGCCTGGATGTTCTCCATTGTGTTCTGTTGTTCTAGGGCGCCGCGCCTCTAAGCCGTCTCACCCGCACAGACCACGCATTTCTGCGTAGCTCATCTTGCCCTCGGCGAACTTGGCCATGGCCGATGTCTGGACCGGATCGTTCACGTACGCCGCTGCTGCTGCGAGGTTGGGGTCGAGTGTGGCGATCTTCGCCAAGTCGGACGTCACCTCCGACCCATCGTCCTCCTGCTCGGTGATCTCCCCCAACTGCGTAGAGTCCTGGGGCGTGCCGATGGGCGGCTCGTCCGTACGGCCCCTGAAATAAACGGCGAGGGGTTTATTGCCGTCATAGTACCACCCCATGGCGTCCTCTGTGAGCCGCCAGTTCACGGGGCGCGTAGGCTCGTGATAGTTTTGTATGGTCCCGTCTTGGCAGATTACGTACGTAATCCGGGGGCAGGGGGCACCCGCGTCTAAAGGGCGCTTAAACAGAGGCTCCGCCTGAAAAAGGAGGCCGGGCTTCACGAGGCTCGTCATTGTGTTTGTGCCTTGGGTGTTTGACTGTTGGGGGTCTTGGACCCAAGACCTTTTTTTTCGAGGAGGGCCTCCTTGGCCCGCACAGCCTTTTTCGAATAGACGGAAAACTCACGGGATTTCTTGGCAGATTCACGCTTGTCCTGGCGGTCGTTCATTTGGTGCCTAGGGTCAAGGCCGGTGACCCCAGCCGTCCGCAAAACACGATTTTCTTTTATACGCCTCTATCAATGTTATTCGTTGTGGCTAATATTTTAGTGTTACTATGGGCCCTCAACTGGATAAAGACTCTTGGCACGTGCGAATGCGCCAAGGGACTCAAGAGAGATTTTATGCAAATTTATTTTTCAGCCGCGATAGTCTTCCAGTTTTCTGTGCTGCTCGGCCTCAACCGCCTGCTCGGCTGGCCCATGCTCGGTCTGGCCGTGGCTTATGGTTTTGTCGCCATGAATTTTATCAAGGATGTTGAGAGCAAGTTGTGCGAGTGCGCGGGCCGCGCCCGGGCCCGGTGGTTCTACTACCTGACTCTGGGTCAGACCCTATGGGCCATCAAGCAGGTCTTCATGGATTAGACGTCATATTCACGCTCTGATCGCGCCCGGCGGCGGGCCTCGTCTATGGACGCCTCGAACTCGCGCCGGCGCCTGCGGGCGTCACTCATCCACTGGTCGTGATACGTCGAGGACAATTCCTCGACCTTTTCCCATGCCAAACGGCACTCGACTGTATCTTCAAAATTAAAACAAAGGAGACTCGCCTGATCGATCGCGAGCTTAATGTCCGTTGCTTTGATTTTGGTCCGACGCGGCTTCTGCGGTTGAGCGGTCGCCCGAACAATCACGGGAGCACGCGCCACTGCGAGCATTTAATTTGTGTACGCGCGTACCCTTTAACGACGGGCCATGATAATCAGCACCAGCAGCAGGATCATCAGGACAACCGACAGGTTCAGGGGCGTCGCCACGCTGGAAAAGTCGGCCGGGGTGTACACCTGGTGGCGAGACTCATACTCCTCCTCGCTCTCGTACTCCTCATCGGTCTCATACTCCTCCTCGCCCTCGAACTCTTCCTCGCCCTCGAACTCCTCATCCTCGTAGCGCTCCTTCTTGATCTTGCCCGTGACAGCCTCGTAGGCGGCGGGGCTCAGGGCCATGGCCCAGTTGGCGAACTGCTCGGGCTCCTCCTCGTACCGCGACTTGCCCTTCTTGGTGCCCTTGGACTTCTTGGTGCCCTTGGCCTTCTTGGCCGGCTTGGCCTTGGGGGCCGCCTTGGCCTTGGGCGCCGCCTTGGCGCCCTTCTTGGGCATGGAAGGAAGTTTGGGAGTGCTAAAAAGGCCACCCATATTTACTTTCTGACAACAAAAAAAACGGGTCCTGTGCACGCCGCCCTAGGCCTAAAGACACGGGCCGTCCAAAAACCAAATGTCTCCTCGACGCATCGTCATCAAGGCGAGTGACGTGGCGGCCGTGATCGGCCTGAACCCGTACAAGCCTGCTGAGGAGGTCCGAGACGAGCTCTGGAAGAAAAACTGGCCCGACACTTTTACAGGGAGGACAAAGCAAGACCTCGCCAACGAGGCGCTGGGTCGGTCGGCCGCGTCACGCAAGGTGCTCTCTGAGGCCCTGGCGGTCCGCGCCTCGAATTCGACAGAGGCCCAGGCCAACTTCGAGGCGGCCCGTGCCAAGGTTGAGGCGGACGCCACCCTCACGGCTGACGATCGCTCCAAGATTGTCGAGCACCTGCGCTCGCGCTGCTACACGAGCCACGGGACGCGCTCCGAGGACAAGACGGCCGTCAAGGTCGAGGAGGACACTGGAGCGACGCTTATTCGTGACAACGCCTTTTACAACCTGACCGTGCTCGAGATGCCGGACGTTCATTTCGTCATCACGGGCAAGGTGGACAGGATAGAGGTCGGTGCTGATGGCAGCCGGACCCTCGTGGAAATTAAAAACAGAACGCGCGGCTTTTTTCGCTCTTTGCGTGAATATGAAAACGTGCAGGTCCAGGTCTATTTACAGATGCTCGGCCTGACCAAGGCCAAGCTCATCGAGCAATACAACGCGGCAACAAATACTATCGAGGTCGACAGAGACGAGGAGCTCTGGGACAACGTCATCTGGCCTGGAGTCGAGAAGTTCGCCTGTGAACTCTACAGCAGCGCGTGCAGCACGCCGTGAGTCACACCGACGGCCAGCGTCAACTTCAGATCGCGCGTCAGGTACCACACGAGGAGCATCAGGGCCAGGCCCACCTTGGCCGGCACGGAAAGCAGAGCGCGCTCCCGGCGCACCTCAATATCAGCAACTGAATCAGTATTCATCTTTTAATCTTACTCAATATTTTCCTCGTCCACACCGAACGTCACGTGACGCTGCTTGCGGCGCTGCTCCCGCTTCGGCACAGCCGCGATGCGCTCGACCCACGCGCGCCCCTCCACCAGGTCCTCGAACGTCACCTCGAACACGTCGTCCGTCTCCACATCGCGCGCCAGCCAGCCCTCGCCCTCCTCAAACTCCTCCACCTCGGCCGTCACGAAGCGCGTCTTGTTCTTCTCGCGCTGCTCGATAATCAGCGTCTTGCCAACTAGGGACTCGAACCAAGACTCGTACGAGTCCAGGGTCTCGGTCAGCTCCTCGTTAGCCTTGACAACCTCAACGACAGCCTCGATAGCGTTCATTTCTACTCTTCTGGAGCCTGACGCTTTTATCTAGGCTTCTGGTAGGATGGCGACACTCAATGTGCTCTTCACGACCCTTGCGGAGATTGTGGGTGATTTTGGGTTCAAAGAGTTTGCGCGGCAGGGGACGGCCACGGGGTTCGCCCAGGGCGCCCTCGGCTACGTCGGCGTAATTTATTTTTTGATTAAAAGTTTGGCAAAGGCCAACGTGATGTACGTCAACACCGCATGGGACGGCATCTCGGGCATAGTGGAGACTCTTGCGGCCCGATTTATTCTAGGAGAAAAGTTCGCCCACCCGATGCAGTGGGTCGCCCTGGGTCTGATCTCTAGCGGGCTCATCATGCTCAGATATTACGGAGTTCCATACTAATGAATTTCTTTGTAAAAAGTAAATGCACGTGAGACTTGCAGGTGCCGTCGCACTTGCCGGTCTGGTTTTCACAAGCAGAACCTGGCTCCAGTGGATCGGTACCCTTGGACCCGAGGCGGGTCTGCTTGTGAAAAATCTCATAATTTTCGCCGTGATTTATCTACTTCACTTTGTCGATGGACTCGTTGGCCCGCCGCGGCGTCAGGCACTGGGCTTCCTGCTCATGTACATTGCTTTCGACGTTATTTTCAACTATCAGTCTGACTGGATAAAGGAGGTCCGTGCAGATAACGTGGAGCGTCAGACACCAGATGGGGCCATCTATCACAGAGCGCGGGGCGCGGGGCTGGGACCTGACGCGGCACGGGTCGTGACGTTTGTGGTCGCGCCGTTCCTACTATTCATGGCGGGAAGCTTCATAGTCAAGCGGGGTCAGAAGCTAAATCTGGATTAAAAAGGTTACGGTTTCATACTTGTCGTCTGGTGCGCGTGCGCGCCGCGCGCCCTTGGCCCCGCTCTTGGTCACCTTCGGGTACCGCGTCTCGAAGGGTCTTGTGGGCTCGTCGATCCAGCGGAACTTGCCGACGCGGCGGTCCGAGAAGTACTCGTCAGTCTCGAAGAGGACGTAGTCGATGCTGTCGGCGCTGAACCCCTCCGACATGAGGAAGCGCACCGTCTTGTCCATCTCTTTGAGGTCGTCCATGAGCTCGCCCATGATGACGCGGCGCCAGCGCGGGCCGAAGACCTTGGCCATCTCAAATATCTCATCTATCCGCGAGCAGCGATACTCGTCAGCAGCCTCGGCGCACGCGTTGCGCCAGTGGTCATCGTCCCACTCCTCGCGGACGGCAGCAAACCCCTTGAAGTGGATGGGTCTCCGGCACATAGGGCACCCCGTGCCAGTACCCTTCAGGTACCACTGTTTGATGCACCCCCCGCAGAACTCGTGCCCACAGCCGAGCGTGCGGAAGGGGCCCGTCTCAGAGTAGCAAACGGCACACTCACGGTCGTTGCAAGCCATTGTTTGTTTTGGTGGACCTTCCATGGAAGCCCCGTCCCCTGACGTCCACACAACATAAAGTCTTGGCGAGCCGGTACACCAAGATGGCAACCGCGACCCCACCCGTCCGCCCACGAGTCCAATTTTCAACTGACCAAGCGAGCCGCAAATACTATACGATTCACTCGAACCGGAATAATGCCTTCACCCTCAAACTCAACGAAGACGTGCGTACGGCCATCGTGGGGTTTGCGAAAATGGAGGACGCTGTTCGCGTCGGAAATATGATTGAAACTTATTATATCGAAAAAAAAGAGTGGCCCGACCTGTACGGCTCGAACGAGCTCGTCCTACCCGAGGGCCGACTGGGTGCTCTGGCCCACATTTTCATAGAGCAGTGGGAGTTTGATGAGCTGAAGCTAACCTGTACCAGTAATTTTTTGGATTTTATTAGCGTCGAGAAACTCACTCCCGAGAGCAACAAGTACGGGCTCTCCGGTGACATGTACATCTTTCAGGCCCCGGACGATTTCTACCGCGAGAGAATCGCCGAGCTCTACACGTACTAGCGGACCGGCACGTAAGCCATCCCCTTGAGGACCGACTGCGCGTATCTGGCGCACAGAACGAAATGAATATGGGGCCAGTCGAGCGCATCACGCTCGGGAAGCTTGACCCCAAAAGGATTGGAGTTGATTGATTTGACCATTGTGATCTGACCCTTCGGGTCACCCATAGTCTCCGCCAAATCAATCATCTTTTTGAGCCACTCCACATGGACCCGGTCGAGGGGGTCGAAGGCGGTCAGAAATTGCACGGTGGTACTGGCCATTTAAAGTTCGGGCCTATTTTCTTTTTATCTGAAGGGCGCGGGCGGCGCGGCCAGAACACCTGGGACAGAACCCTGCATAATCGGCACGTTGACTGGCGCCTTGGCCCACGCCCCCTTCACGTTGCCGATCGTCTGGGTCCACAGATCGGACGCGAAGAACGAGTTCCACCGGTCGCTGACCATGCGCCACATGCCCGTAAAATACAGGAAGATGGCCAGGACCATCATCATCAGGCCCCAGTTGGCCATCATGCCCGAGCCGCCTGAGTTGCCAAAGCTGACGGTGAACGCCATTAATCTAGCCCGTGAAAAAAGTTCACGCGGCGCAGTTGCAATATGTCTCCTTGGGCTTCTGGCACGAACGCATGAACCAGTACGCGAGGATGAAGAGGATCAGGAGCCACAGGTACTTCATTCTTGATATTCCTCAACATTTTCCTCATCATCGGTTTCAAACTCTTCATCGGCGCCCTCTTCGTCCTCATCCGACGCGTCGTCGTCCTCGTCCGAGTCCGTATCCGACTCGGATGATTCGGGCTCGTAGTCAGAGTCCGAGTCAACCTTGGCCCACGTGCCATCTTCCTGAGCCTCGAAACCCAGATCCGTCTCGAGGTCGGTCTCGAGCCACTCGCTGATCGACTCGTCGTCCACCTCGTATTCATCATCCTCGTATTTGAAAACCTTGGCGTTTTCAGAGCTGAGGGCGCTCAAGTAGCGGATGGTGTAAGACCCGGCCCGCTTCTTGAAAATTTTAGCCAGCAGAGCCTTGGGTTTCTTCTGACCAACATCGGTCCAGACACGCACGAGGCTCATTGAAGCTTTCTACTAATTTTTGTTTAAGTAACTTTACGCACCCGTCTACATCAGAGCCGCGAACGGGTTCTGGGCCAGGACCTTCTTGCTGGCGCGCGGGCCACGGGCCACGCCGGCGTTGGCGCGCTTCTTGCGGGGAGCCTTCTCGCCGAACAGGCCAGCCAGGCCCATGTTGCCACCGGGGGACACGCGGTGCTTGCGCGGGCGGCCGACCGGGCGCTTGGGCGTGTAGCCCTCGAACATCTTGCCGATGTAGCCGGCGCGCTTGACCGGCAGCACGCGCACACCCTTGACGCGGGCGGTGTACTTGCCACGGGCCGCGCCGGCGTTCTTGCGCTCCTTGCGCTCCAGCTTCGGGCGGATCGGGCTGGGGATGGACGGCGCGTACTTGACGTGGACCGTCGAGCCCTGGGGGTTCTTGTAGTACTTGGCCTTCGGGGCGTACTTGACACCCGAGTCGGTCTTGACAATGTACTTGCCCTTGGCCGTCTTGAAGATCACGCGGCGCTTCACGTTGCTGAAGGCCGTGGGCTGGGGGGAGGCCGCGGGGACCTTGCGACCCTTACGCAGGAGGGCAGTGCGGTAAGCACGCTTGACCGGGCCGTTCATTATACCACTTGCTGAGAAAATTTACATCAGAGCCGCGAACGGGTTGGCGGCCAGAGCCTTCTTGCCCACACGCGGGCCACGGGCCACGCCGGCGTTGGAGCGCGTCTTGCGGACCGCCTTGCCACCGAACAGGCCAGCCAGGCCCATGTTGCCCATCGGGCTGCCCTGGGGAGCCTTGCGCGGGCGGCCGACCGGGCGCTTGGGACCGATCGCCTTGCGGTACACCTGGCCAGCCTTCAGGCGCATGCCACCCTTGTTGGAGCGCACCTTGCGGACCGCCTTGGGGCGGATCGCAGTCGGGATGCGGGCATTGCTGTTGCTGATGCTGCGCTCCGTGCCGCCCGGGCTCTTCACGAAGCGAGCCTTGGGGGCGTACACGGTCGCACCCTTGTCGGACTTGGCAATGTACTTGCCATTGGCCGTCATGTAAATCACGCGGCGCTTAGAGTTCAGGAACTTTGTAGCAGACTTGGGGGCGGCGGGACGACCACGAGGCATTTGGAAGGTACTATATTACAAGAAAATTTCCTGGGCTCAGCACTTCCAGCGGTGGTTGCAGTTGGTGCAAGTGACGTACGTAGTCTGCGAGGAGAGTGCGGTGAGTAACAAAGTCAACAAAAGGAACCACGCGGCCTGGGTGCTTACCATGGGCTCGTCCGCGGAGCGAGTTTGCATCTGGTAGTAGGTCGTCTTGACGCTCTTGCACTTGCCGCACTTGAAGAGGCCGTTGTAGTCCTCCTCCTTGGCCTTTGCGCGCTCCATCATGAGCTCTTTTTCTTTGAGCTTGAGCATCGTCCTGGACCAAGGGCCGTTCGGCCACAGTTGCTCTGGACGCATGTTGATCAAGTCTTGCGAGGTGAACTCGCGACGCATGAGGCGGCGCTTGAGTTGCGGCACGACCTCGCACGACAGCTTGACGCGCCCACCCTGCACCTCAAGCGTCGCAGCCACGACCGGCTCGCGCGTGAGCTCGGTCAGCAAGTGGGTGATCTTTTGCTTGTAGCGATGACGCAGGAGTCGGTTTTCGAAGACGGCTTTTTCGTTGTTTTTCTTCGACTCTTCGACCGCCCATAGCCACGTCGCCTTTTCGATGTTCTTGGCGTAGGGACGCTCGGGCACGTGCATGGCAAGGTGGGACCGCGCATAGTCACGGAGGGCCTCCATTCTTTGTTTTTGATAGAGGTGCCCTGAGACCCCTGGACCCTTGTACACAGAACCTAAGTTTTCGAGGCGACCCTCTTGATGCCAAGGGCACTTTCCAGTTTGCTCGCGGCTCTTTTCAGGGGTTTAGCCCTCTTGAGTTTTAGATCACTGTCCTCCGTGCCCGGCTCCGTCACGGGGGTCGGGTCCGGTACCCCGCCCCGCCCGAACGTGTGGACCTTGTGGATATCCCCCGGCTGGTGGACCCATGGCGCGTTCACGCCCGAACTTTTTCTAAATTCTTCAATCGTCAAGGGGCCGCCGAATATCTGAAGCGTCTGCCGCTTGGGTGCGACGGGGGTCGGCACGTACTTGCCCGCCGAGTGCTTGCGGAAAAGAGCCAAAAACTCCAAAATTTCTCCCCAGTGAGAACCACCGTTGTCCATGCCCCACGCCTTGGCACACTCGAATGAGCAAAAGTGCCCCTTGGTCGTGAACTTTTTGGTCCGATCGTCGTACTTGATCGGCAAGTGAACGTCCGGGCCCTCCCACGGGTGACAGCACCACCAACAGTGCATCGGGAGCGGAGCAGCCATAAAGAATTACTTGTCTAATAAAATTAGGATGCTTTTAAGTATCGATGTCGGGATTAAGAACCTTGCAATGTGTTTGATTGATCCCGGGACGAAAAAGATCAAACAGTGGGAGGTGGATGGCGTCCCGCCCAACCACAGTGACGGCCTGTATCTCAGCCTGATTAAACATCTTAACAAAAAGCCATGGATCCATGAATCTCGGCAGGTTCTCATCGAGAAGCAGCCGGATCGCAACAAGGGCATGAAGTCTGTTGAGCACCTGCTCCACGCGTACCTGCTCGCACGGGACGAGACGCGCGAGGTGATCATCTGGGACGCGCGGTTCAAGGTGCCGGACATTGCCGGCCCGGGCAAGACCAAGTACGCGGCCCGTAAGGCGGCGAGCGTCGAGCGCGCCCGCAAGTTCATCCAAGACACGAACCCCGAGTGGGTCGCCTACTTTGACAAGCACAAGAAAAAGGACGACCTGGCCGACACCGTCATGCAGGCCCTGTCGTACATCAACCGTACGGGCGCGCCCAAGGCGGACGACCCGCCCAAAAAGGAGCGCAAGCTCACGGCCCGCAAGCCGACTGAAAACCAGAAGCGCACCAAGTACTCAAAGGCCAACCTCGCGTACCTGCTCAAGACGGGCGCGAAGCAGGACGCCCGGTTCAACAAGGACCTCGCACGGTACTACAAAGACTTGGCCGAACTCAAGGCTGACTTCAACATCTGAATCACCTTGGTATCCACACAAAAGTACCAGTGCATGATCTCACCGATGATGAAGGTCCATGCCAAAATTATTAAAAAAGAAAAATTTTTAAAAAAAACTTTTTGGAGAAGGAGGGCGAGGAGGATCGTCAACACGGTGTCGACCACGGCCACGTCAAAAATCCGGTACGAGTGGGGACCAGTCCCGGGTCGCCCGAAGATGTCCTTGAATGGACACTTTGACATATAAAAGGTGCGAACTATATTTTTTCAATGAACGATGGCTTCGCGAGGTTGGTTGCTCACATGGGCGGTGATGCTGATGTGGTACAGGCCGCGCGAGTATCCTATGGCACTGGCACCAAGTCGGTCTCAGACGATCGCGGACTTATCCGATATCTCCTTCGTCACCGACACACCACCCCCTTCGAGATGGTCGAATTCAAATTCCACATCCGGGCCCCTATTTTCATCGCCCGTCAATGGCTCCGCCACCGTACCGCGTCCGTGAACGAAATGTCGGCCCGGTATTCAGTCGTGGACACGAGCTACTTCCTCCCCGAAAACCTCCGCGAGCAGGGCCGGGCCAACAAGCAGTGCAGTGGGGATGTCCTCGAGGGTGACGAGTTCCTCCTCCTCAAGCAAAAGGCCTCGTGTGACTTGGCGTTCCATACGTACGAGGAGCTCCTGCACAAGGGCTGCAGCCGCGAGCTGGCCCGGATCCACCTGCCCCAGAGCACCTACACGGAGTTTTACTGGAAGGTGAACCTGCACAACCTCCTGCACTTCCTAAAGCTGCGGCTCCACGAGCACGCCCAGAAGGAGATCAGGGACTTGGCTCGGCAGGTGGCGGACCTCGTGCGGCCCATCGTCCCCGTGACGTGGGAGGCGTTCGAAGATTTCGAGCTCGGGGCCATGACCCTGAGCCGCCTCGAGATCGAGGCCCTGCGCTCGGGCGCGGACGCACTTGGCGCGGGGGCGACCAAGCGTGAAGAGAATGAGTTTAAGGAAAAGATGGCCCGTCTGATATATGCAGGCCCGAGTGGTGAATCCATGGTATGACCGTGGGGGCCGAAAATACATAGACCTCGAAATCAACGGGGAATTTAGAAACGTGAAGGTGCCTTTCCGGTACAATCGCGTCATGTGCAAGGTGGACGGCATCCGGCCCGTGCAAGAGCTCGGGGCTGACGAAATCGTCCAGGTTACACTCGTAAGGAAGACATGGGAAGGACAGGTCCACTGGGTCCTTGACACGGTTAAAACATAAGATCGTTAAAAAGTTATGGAGGTGCCGTCAACAAAAGAAATAAAAAAGAACTTGACTGTTAGACCAGCAGAGAATGCGTTGGGTATACGCCCACCGTCCTTTCGGGTTTGGCAGGACGGCTCCAAGACCGGGACCATTCGGGTACCGCCATATTGCGACGCGGTCAGCCCCGATGTCCGGGCCGCCGCAAGTTCCCCCGGGGCTCCTGCTCGCATTGATTTCACTGGAACTCTACGACCTCACCAAAACGAAGCTATATCCAGAGGAGTCGAAGCGTTTCAACGAGTGGGTGGAGGAGTCTTGTCACTCGATGTGGGACTGGGTAAGACGGTCTGTGCCTTGGCGCTCGCGGCGCGATTCAAGCGACGGACGATGATCATCGTCCACAAGGGCTTCCTTGCGGACCAGTGGATCGAGCGCATCGGTCAGTTTTGTCCGGGCGCCACCATCGGCCGCATCCAGCAGGACACGTTCGAGGTTGAAGGCCGTGACTTTGTCATCGCCATGATTCAGACCCTGTGCGTACGGCCCTGGCCCGCCGACGCGTTCAAGAGCGTGGGCATGATCATCGTGGACGAGGCTCACCACATCGCGGCCCAGGCATTTTCACAGTCCATGTTCCTCGTGAGGCCCCAGTACACCCTTGGTCTGACGGCCACACCCGAACGCAAGGATGGCCTGACGCGCTTGTTGTACTGGTTCATGGGCCCCGAGTTTTTCCGCCTCGAACGCAAGGAGCAGGAGCAGGTGACGGTCCATCGGGTCCCCTTTACGTGCGAGGCGTTCCTCGAAGCCCCACCCGTCACGAATTTCGGCAAGTTGAACTTTGCCGAGGTGATTAACGTCCTTACCCGCATACCTGAAAGAAACGCCCTGATCAAAGATCTTATAGAAAAGTGTCCGGGACGGCACATACTCGTACTGACGGACCGCCGCGAGCACGCCACGTGGCTCAAGGACAACCTCAAGGGCTCGGCCCTCTACATTGGCGGGATGAAGCAAGACGCCCTCGACGCCGCGTCCAAGGCGCGTGTGGTGGTCGGCACGTTCAGTCTGGCCCAAGAGGGTCTGGACATCCCCACGCTCGATACGGTTTTTCTAGTGACTCCTCATTCAGACGTGAAGCAGGCTATAGGGCGCATTATGCGCGGTGCTTCACGTCCGGTGATTTGGGACGTTGTTGATGCGTGGTCGGTCCTGTACTCCATGTGGCGCAAGCGCCTCGGGACCTACAGGGACCTCGGAATTGTTGTGGCGGGCGAAGAAAAGAAAGAGGCGGCCAAGTCGGACGTCGTCGGGGGGCGGTGCTTGCTGTGACGGTCAATTAGCGGGGTCTTCGACCCCGAGAATTACACGGAGTCCATAAAAGCCAGCAAAAAGACGCCCAGGACAAAGAACATGACGAGATAGTTGCACTCGGTCCTGTCCGGTCCTGGCGCCGCCTTTATCGGCCCACGGGGCGCCGCCGGTGGCAGAGCCACCCCTTGCAGCTCATCCAGCCCAAATGGTGCTGGGTTCAAGTTCATTTAATTTAGATTGAGATTTCTTTCTTGTTCGACTTGGGCTTGCGACCACCCTTACCCTTGCTGCTGACTTGCACCTCGCGCACGTCACCATCAGCGGCCTCGCTCACAATGTCGGACAGCTCGTCCGCCTCACGGACCTGCACGGCCGGCTGCGGCGGGCCCATCATGCCCATCAGGGACCCAAAGTCGATACCCGGGCCCTGCATGTCACGGCGGAGGCCCGTCGGCGGCGGAGGGCCCGCGGGGGGCATGGGCGTCTGCCCCGCCTGAGCCCGCTGGACCGCCTCGACCATATTCCGTGCCAGGTCGGGGTTCTGCTGCATGACGCTGCTCACGTTCACGGCCGACTTGAACATCGAGTTGGTCAGGTGGAACATCATGGCCGAGCCGCCCACCATCATGATGAGCTTGACCTCGGGTGCAACCTCAATCTTGTTCTTGTACTTGTTGTACAGATCCTCAAAGACACCGTCGTAGTCGTCGGTATTCTCCATCATATTTTCAGACCAACCATCGAGCTGCAGATCGAACGGGTCGAACTTCTTGTTCAGAAACTCGAGACCCGTGACGGTCGCAATCAGCATGCGCTTCTGAAACTTGATGGAGCGCTCGACCTCGATGGCGTACGTCATGCGCTTGTACTCGGTGCGAATCTCTTCGATCGAGCTGTATGAATTCAGGCGGGCGTTACCCGCCACGCCCTTCTTGATCAGACGGCTGATCTTGTTCAGCAGGTCAGCCTTCTCGTCCTCGATGGTCTTGTAACCAGAAGAGGGGCCGTCGCTGCCACCGCCGCCCATCATCTGGGGCCCCTGCTGCTCGTACTGCGCACCCTCCTCACCCTCCTCCTCGCCGTCCCACTCCTCCGCGGGCGCGGCAGCCTGTGCGAACCGCTTCTCAGGGTTGCCAAAGTCAGCCAGGCCCATCTCCTCGTCCTCGGGCGGGGGCGCCTGGCGCGGCTGGAACCGAGGCTGGGAGCGCACGGGGCGCGCCTTGATTGGGATCTTCCGCTCGGGCGGGGCGAACGAAATCTCATCCATCAGGGCCGCTTCGTCGTCGTTCAGCTTCAGGGTGGGCGTCTGGTCAGAGTCTATAGACAGCATCCTCTGAGACCTTTAGAGAAAGGAAAGCCAGATCTTTAACGCAGGGGACCTGGAATAAAAAAGTTTGTCAAAAGTAAAATGCCCATCAAGGTGAAGTCCGTCATCCAGGCCGTGATTGTCGGTCTGCTTCTGCTGATCATCTGGAACCTGTACTCCCGGCCCAGCAACTTTGTGCTGGCGCCGGCTGACCTGGCCATTCGCGGCGCCCGTGGCGGCCCCGCGTCCCTGTTCGACATCCAGCCGAACCTGGCCTGCACGCCGGGCCCGAGCGCTCAGGCCGACTACTACACCCGCGGCCTGACCCCGGGTGGTCTGTGCGGCGGCATGGACTTTGTGCACAAGCAGCAGCGCGATTATGCCATCATGAACGGCATCGGCGGTTCCCTGATGGAGAAGTAAGCACTTAAAAACTTTACCCTATTTGTAAATAATGCGCGTCGTCTTCTGTATGCCCGGACGCGAGTACTCCCGTGAATTCCTGTTGGCCTGGTCCGACCTGCTCATGCAGGCGTCCAGCAAGGGCCACCAGGTCATGATTTCCCAAAACTATTCGTCAGTTGTTCATTTCGCCCGGGCCAAGTGCCTCGGCGGGGACGTGCTCAAGGGCCCGGACCAAAAGCCGTTCCAGGGTCAGGTGGAGTACGACGCGATGATGTGGATCGATTCCGACATTGTTTTCAGACCCGAGGATTTCTTCCGTATCCTCGAGAGCCCCCACGAGGTCACGGCCGGTCTGTACATGATGGAGGATCTGCAGCACCTGGCTGCCGTCAAGGAGTGGGACGAGGATCACTTTGCCAAGACGGGCTCGTTCAAGTTCCTCGGTACTGACGACCTGTCCGGTGCGCCCGAGTACATGGAGGTGGCCTATGCCGGCATGGGTTGGATGCTGATTCGTAAGGGGGTCGTGGAGAGCCTCAAGTACCCCTGGTTTTGGTCTGATCTGCAGCGCATCGGCCCTCTGACTGACATGAGCTCCGAGGACGTGGCGTTCTGCCGGGCCCTCAAGGAGGCGGGCCACCCGATCCACGTCGACACCAAACTGCGGGTCGGACACCAGAAGAAAATGATCATCTAGTAATAATGGCGACCCGTTGCGAACGTCGCGAGGTTTTCACGGTCCACGTCAACTCGCAGAACGTCGCGTCCCCGCAGAATGCGGGCAATTTCACCGTCTATATCGACATCCCCTTGCGTAACGTCGTCAAGGCTGAGCTCATCATGGCAAGCCTGTCGCCCGACGCCAACACCTCCGCCGTCGTCCACGTCTACATCCCAGAGCTGATCAGCAAGTTCAACCAGCGCGCCGGCGTCTCCACGGCCATCTCCGTGTCCAACACGTACACGGTCATCGGGAGCTCCACGGGGTCCCAGTCGAACGTCGGCCTTATCAACAACTCCTTCGCGACGCTGCCCTTTGACTCGGCGTCGTACCTCAACGGGAGCGTCGGCCGTCTGATCTACAACAAGAATTCCAACTTCCCTACGGATACCGAGTACATCGAGCCTATCCGCCAGCTCAAGCAGCTGTCAGTCCAGCTGTACAACCCGAGTGGCGTGCCGACGGCCGTCAACGGCACCAGCTACTTTACGTTTCGTTTCGAATGCGCGAAAGATAATGTCTGCATCTACTAGATGGGACCGTCACACATCATATATGCCGATTCGGCGTATAGAAATACGTTCTCCTACGTGAACTCCAACACGTGGACCCTCCACCTAACTAACCCCATCCGGAACGTGTCCCGGGTGGAGCTAGTTTCCGCCTTCATCAACACCACCGGTCTGAGCAACACCTTCTGTTTTCTGGATGTGCTCGAGTTGCGCACGCCGTTCCACGGTGACGCGCGCAAGTTGGGGCCGGGAGGCGTCCCCTCCGGCAACACCGCCTCGGGGTCCTTTGCCATGATCCCACTCGACGTCACCCCTGGAACTGTAAAATTTTACAAAGAATCTGGAGATTTCAAGATTGAGGGGGTCTACCCGAGTCGGATAGACCGCCTGGACCGTCTGACGGTCTCCTGGCTCGATATCAACGGTCGCTCCTTGACCGGGCTGAACGACACGACCGGCACTGGCTTCGTCATCCGGTGCCACACCTCGGATGTTAAAATTGAAAAAAGTATTTTAAATGATTTGCCACCCCCAGTGCCACTCGACGGTGGACCCAACATGGTGCTCATAGGGGCCCTCTTGGCCGCAGGTCTTTTGGTCATTTTATTTGTGAGACAGTAACAGGAAGATGTGTGACAGCATCGCAAATGGGCCGCCGCGCTACGTCGCGGCGGCTCCCGTACCGTGTCCACCTGCGAACGTCATCATCGCGTCCAACGTCCTGGACACGAATGGAAACGTCATAGCTGGAAACGTCATTAGCGTCGACGGCACCTTCACCGGCAACCTCTACGTGGCCGGGAGCATAGTCTCGAACATCAGCTACTCCGAGCTGAACGTGACGGGCACCATCAACGCGAGCACCTTCTCGGGTCAGTCGTTCCAAGGGAACGGCTACGCTCTGGCGAACCTGAATGCGAGCAACCTCACGGGGACCATACAAGATACGAACCTGCCGACCGTCGGTGCCACCGGCACGTATGGCGACTTTTCGAACGTTTCCCAGGTGACGGTCGACCAGTACGGGCGAGTGACCGCGGCCGCCAACGTGGCAATCCTGTCGTCGCAGTGGACGAGCGTCGCTGGCAACGTGGCGTACCAGAACGGCGTGAGCATAGGCACGCTCGCCGCACCCCCGCCCGGCTCGAACCTTTTGGTCCTCGGCGCGGCCAACATGACCACCTTGAACGTCACGACTCTTTTTGCAAATTCGGCGACTATTTTCGGCTCACAGACCCTGAACGTCCTGGGTGTGTCCAACTTGGCCTACGTGGTGGGTGATGGCGGGGGGCTCGCGAACGTCCAGAGTTCGAGCCTTGTCGGGAATGTGGCGCGGGCTAACGTGGCGCTCGTGGTCTCGCAGCCCTTCCAGCCCAACGTCACACAGGTGGGCACGCTCGTGGGCCTCTACGCGAGCGGAAACGTGTCCGCGCCATTCTTCGTGGGCGGCGGGAACGCCCTGAGCAACGTGCAAAGCTCTGGACTCGTGGGAAACGTGGCTAACGCGAACGTGGCCTTGGTCGTGAGCCAGCCCGCCCAACCGAACATCACTTCACTGGGAACTCTCACGGCACTCGCCGTCTCAGGTGGCGTGACGGCCGGGACATTCTACGGGTCCGGGTCGGGTCTCTCGGGTGTGCCCGTCGCGAACCTCGTGGGCACTGTGAATTACTCGAACACGGCGGGAGTGGTGACTAACCCGGCCCAAACGAACATCACGTCCGTGGGGACGCTAGGCTCTCTGACGGTCTCGGGGTCTTTTTCGGCTCAGGGAAATGCAGTCACGAACGTACAGACGGCCCTTGTTGTCACGCAGGCGGCCCAACCCAACATCACGTCCGTGGGTACCCTCACGTCCCTCCAAGTCACGGGGAGCGTCACGGGTGGGACGTTCTACGGCTCGGGCGCTGGTCTCACAAACGTGCCGGTTGGAAACCTCATAGGCACGGTCAACTACGCCAATACGGCAGGTGCCGTCGTGAACCCGGCCCAGCCCAACATCACTTCGCTCGGGACCCTCACGACCCTGAGCGTCATCGGGTCGCTCATAGCCGGTACAATCTCAGGAGACGGCCAAGGCCTCTACGGAATCCACCCGTCGTCAATCACGGGGACGGTCGCCACGGCCAATTCCGTCGTTCAGCCGGCCCAGCCCAACATCACGAGCGTGGGGACTCTTACGGGGCTCGCAATCTCTGGATTGCTCGTCGCCTCGAACGCCTCAGGCCTCTCGAACATCAACGCAAGTAACTTGGCGCTCGGGACCTTGTCAACGGGCGTGTTCCCCACGAGCGGTGTGACTGCCGGCCTCTACGGGTCGAGTGCCAACGTGTCCCAGGTGACCGTGGATCAGTACGGGCGCGTCACGACCGCAAGTAACGTAGCCATCATCTCCTCTCAGTGGACCGGGGCCATCGGGAGCCCCATCTACTACCAGAATTTTGTAGGCGTGGGTGCGGCCACCGTGCCGACCGCGACCCTGCAAGTGACCGGAAACGTGTACGCGTCCAACGCCGTCTCAACTCCAAATTTATTTTTTACAAATCAGATCCAGCCGACAAACCTTCCGGCCTCGGGTGTGACGGCGGGTCTGTACGGCTCGGGTGCGAACGTGTCCCAAGTGACCATAGACCAGTACGGGCGCGTCACTGGGGCGGCTAACGTGGCGACTCAGTGGACGAACGTTGGAGGAAACGTCGCGTATCAGAACGGTGTGAGCGTGGGGACCCTGAGCGCGCCCCCGACCGGCTCGAACCTGTACGTCCTCGGCCTCGCGACCATGACGAACGTGGCGGCGAACGGCGCGGCGCTGAGCGCTCTGCAAGCGAGCAACATCGTGGGCAACGTGGCCCAGGCGAACATTGCCCTCGTGGTGAGCCAGCCGGCCCAGCCCAACATCACCAGTTTAGGCATCCTAAACTCCCTGACCGTGAACGGCCTCTTGAGCGCGTCGAACGGCTCTGGTATCGCGAACCTGACTGCCGCGGCCATAACGGGCAACGTGGCCCAAGCCAACGTGGCCCTCGTGGTTTCTCAGCCGGCCCAGCCCAACATCACCAGTTTAGGCATCCTAAACTCCCTGACCGTGAACGGCCTCCTAAGCGCCTCGAACGGTTCGGGAATCGCGAACCTGACTGCCTCGGCCATAACGGGCAACGTGGCCTCGGCCAACACGGCCATGGTTGTCACGCAGCCCTTCCAGCCCAACGTCACACAGGTGGGAACGCTTGTGGGCCTCTATGCGAGTGGGAACGTCACGGCCCCATTCTTCGTGGGCCAGGGTAATGCACTGAGTAATATTCAGAGCTCTGTACTCGTTGGTAATGTCGCCCAAGCAAATGTCGCCCTCGTGGTTTCACAGGCGGCCCAACCCAACGTAACCTCCCTAGGCACCCTGACAGGTCTGACTGTTCAGGGGTTGCTCAGCGCCTCAAACGGCTCTGGGATCGCGAACCTGACCGCGGCGTCTATCACGGGTAACGTGGCGAACGCGAACGTGGCCTTGGTCGTAAGTCAGCCGGCCCAGCCGAACATCACCAGTTTAGGTGCCCTGACAGGTCTGACTGTTCAGGGGTTGCTCAGCGCCTCAAACGGCTCGGGAATCGCGAACCTCACGGCCGCAGCCATCACGGGCAATGTGGCGAACGCGAACGTGGCCCTCGTGATCAGTCAGCCCTTCCAGCCCAACGTCACGCAGGTCGGCACCCTTGTGGGTCTGTACTCGACCGGGAACGTCACGGCCCCTTTCTTTGTGGGCCAAGGCAACGCCCTCACGAACGTCCTGAGTTCCGTACTCGTGGGCAATGTGGCACAGGCCAACGTGGCTCTCGTGGTATCTCAACCCTTCCAGCCCAATATCACACAGGTCGGAACCCTCTTGGGCCTTTACTCGAGCGGGAACGTCACGGCCCCTTTCTTTGTGGGTCAGGGCAACGCCCTGAGCAACGTGCAGAGCGCCAGCCTTGTAGGGAACGTCGCTTCGGCCAATGTGGCACTCGTGGTCTCTCAGCCCTTCCAGCCCAACGTCACGCAGGTCGGCACACTTGTGGGCCTTTATTCAAGCGGGAACGTCACGGCCTCCTTCTTTTCTGGCCAGGGTAACGCGCTAAGTAATATCCAGAGTTCCGTACTCGTAGGGAACGTGTCCTCAGCCAACACGGCGCTCGTCGTCACACAACCGGCTCAGCCCAACGTGACGTCCCTCGGTACTCTGACGGGGCTCACGGTCCAGGGGTTGCTCAGCGCGTCCAACGGCTCTGGAATCGCAAACCTTACAGCAGCGTCCATCACGGGTAACGTGGCGAACGCGAACGTGGCGCTCGTGGTTTCGCAAGCGGCCCAGCCCAACGTGACCTCCTTGGGAACCCTGACCGGCCTGACCGTGAACGGCCTCCTGAGCGCGTCCAACGGTTCGGGCATCGCCAACTTGACCGCGGCCGCCATCACGGGCAACGTGGCGAACGCCAATGTCGCCCTGGTCGTGTCACAGCCTTTCCAGCCCAATATCACGTCCGTAGGCACCCTCACGGGGCTGACCGTCCAGGGGTTGCTCAGCGCGTCCAACGGCTCTGGGATCGCGAACCTGACAGCGGCGTCCATCACCGGCAACGTGGCCCAAGCGAACGTCGCCCTCGTCGTCAGTCAGCCGGCCCAACCCAACGTGACGTCACTGGGCACCCTGACGGGCCTGACGGTTCAGGGTTTGCTCAGCGCGTCCAACGGCTCTGGGATCGCTAACCTCACGGCCGCCGCCATAACGGGGAACGTGGCCCGGGCGAACGTGGCACTGGTCGTATCTCAGGCCTATCAGCCAAATATCACCTCCGTCGATAATCTCACGGTGAATACTGACCTTTCGGTCACGGGTAATATTGTGCCCGTGACGCTCGGCAACACCTACGTGACTGGTAATCTCGTGGTCGAGGGCAACGTCTTTTCGTCCCTGGGCGTCCCTTTGGGCGAGGGCGGCGGCTATTACTTCTCTCTGCCGGGCGACATTGCTCTGCAGGTTCCATACACTGGCGCCATGTACGGAACGACCTACCCTCTGAGCGTCGGCCTGAGCAACGGCTGGACCATCACGGGCACGAGCACCCTCATCACCGTGACGCCCAACGGCAACTTCAAGTTCAACAAGGCGGGCGCCTACAAACTCAGCGCCGTGTTCCAGGGCTCGACAGACAACATCACGGGTTTGGCCGTCGGCTCGAACGTCGCTGATATCCATGGGACCGACCAGGCCTACCAGTACCGCTACACAACCTTTGTGACCAAGAACCCCACGGAACTCATAGAGATTCCTTTGAACGTGACTGACTCTTCTCTCTTTTACTATCTGGACTTGTGGTGCGTCGACGGAGGGGCCCTCAAGGCGACTGCGACCGGCACGGGAGGGACGTACCTGACCATCACCCCCCTACAGGGCGGCGGTCTCGCGTCGGGGGGGCCGGGTGGGACCCCGGGGACCCAGTGGATCAATTCCGGATCAAATATTTATTTTTCAAATTCGGTCGGCATAGGAGCCCTGAACCCGCAGTACAACCTCGACGTTTCAGGCGGGACGACCGCCTCGAAGTTCATGCTCGTCAGCAACATCTCGTCACTGGGTGGACCGATCCTGAACATCACCTCGAACGTCCAGATATCGGCCAATTTAGCGGTCGGTGGCGTCGTCGCGTCGACCCCTCCTTACGCCCTGTACGTCACGGGTCAGGGCTACTTTTCAGAACATGTTTCGTACGAAAACTTTTCAGGCTACAGGAACCGTCTGATTAACGGCACGTTCCGTGTCGCCTCCCGGGCCAACTCTTTGACCGTCTCGAACACTTCCGTATTTTCACTTTCAAACGCCTTCGTGATGGATCGTTGGTTCGTGGACACGGGGAACCTGAGCACGTCCAACGTGTCAGTGACCATCAAAAAGGACTTGCCCATAGGACAAACGAATGGGTTCTCGAATTGCGCGAACGTCTACACGACCCGTGCGTTCGGCTCGACCCTCGACAACACATGGATCTGTCCCCTGGTTCAGACGATCGAGGCTTCGGGTGTATATGATCTCCGGTTGGGTCAGTCGACGGCGAAACCCATGGTTCTCTCGTTCTATGCGAATGCGGCAGTCGCGGGTAATTACTCGGTCGTCCTGAGGTCGAAAGTGGATAATACCTACTTTGCAAACCTCGTGACCCTCACAAACTCTTGGAACAGGTACACGGTCTACGTCCCGGCATGTACGATCGGCACCTGGACGGACAGCGTCTCGGGGTCGATCCAGGTGTGTCTGTGCGGCGTCTCGTTCGGCACGGGGCGCGCAAACGTCGCGCCGACCACAAATTGGACGGCCAGTCCGGGATATGCTCCCGTGGCCGTGACTGGTGCCGTCAACTGGATGGCCTCGGCTCCGTCCCAACTTCAAGTGACTGGCGTTCAGTTGGAGATCGGGACGATCACAACCCCTTTTGAAATTCGCTTACTTTCAGAGACGGTGCGTCTGTGTCAGCGGTACTACGAGACGAATCCAGAGACTCAGTACGCAGCGGCATTGTTATCTGGACGCATAGCTTCAGTTCCTTTTGTCGTGTCTAAACGAAACGATGCAAACGTCACGGTCTACACGACCTCTTCAAATATGATGGCGAATACAAATGTGAGTAATTTCACGTCGATCACAAACGGTGGCTCATACGCAAACACGGCCATCACGAGCTACACGCCATCACAGTACGGATTCACGTTCAATTTCGCTCAGGGATCGGGTTCGAACAAAATTGACGAGGCTCAGTTCGTGTGGCAGGCTGACGCTGAAATTTACTGAGTTCTTAATATGACGACCCCAGAGAACCAGGCCTACATCTTGACGTTGCTCGATCAGGAGAATCAGAACCTCGAGGACATACGCCTCGGGCTCCTCGCCACACTCAACGAGTACCGTGGGTTTCCGCACATTAAACAACTTTTTGAAGTGGCCATCAAGGGCGTAGCGTCAAGATGTCCGCAGGAGACAGAGCTCTATTAAAAATTATTAGTTCGCCGATCTCTCCAAGGAAATTTCCGTAGTAATTCACGGCTCCTATGGTGAAACCGGTCGACGCATTGGCCGTCACCTGCGTCAGTGTCGAGATGGGCAGGCCGTTGGCCGTCCCGTTGATGTACATGCGTTGTTGGGCCCCGGTCAATGTGACTGCCGTGTAGACGGCGGGCTCGGTCGCCGCGACGAAAGAGGATGGAACGACGTTTGCATTTGAGGAAAATGCGGCCGAAAAAGAAGAGTCGTTGAACGTCACGGACGTCGAACCTGCATTGGGCATGACGAGGGCGAAGCGTGTGTTGTTGCCGTATGTCGTGGGTACTGATGCCTGTGAGACCCACGAGGAGTTGGCGCCGTACCCATAGACGCCATCATTGCCCTGGGTCCCTAGACGCTTGGTCGTACAGATTATGGTGAAGTCTGTGCCGTTCAGGAACGCCCCGCCCGCCACGGAGAGCCCGCCGTTTGTCGGGTTGATGGCCCATTGTAGATTCACGTTTGATGTTGGTGTGATGGTGGCCTGCGTTCCCGTGGCGTGGCGCCCGTTGCCGGACTGGTCGTACCACGTCGCGACATTACCGGCAGATCCACCCAGCCAATTCTGGAGCGTCTGACCAGTCACTGGAGCCGTCAAGAGGTTCCCGAGCCTATCGGCCCAAAAGTCCTGAGTAGCGCTGTCGCTTTGACGCCTGACCTGAATGGCCCTCACCGAAGTTCCATTGACCGCCCGAAGACTGAACGCGCCGACTGCGGTGCCGACCGAAAGTCTGGACAACACGGGCGACCCTCCCAAGTTCTGTCTAAATGCGTTGAGAGTAGGAGCCGTCCCACTCGTGGGGACTATACGAATTCCACCGATCCCCATGGGCTCTCTCTGGTAAAGTTCGAGTGTGTGATTGCCGGCCGTCAAACTTTTGGCCGCCAGACCAGTTCGCCAAACCAAACTCGCCGCGCCAAATTGAACACCGGCTTGTCCATCCATGCCAATAAAACACGAGTCCGTATTCCCCCCGGCGCCATACACGAGCACCTGAATGTCATATGTCGTTGTGGTGGGCACGTATACCGGAAATCGCAGGCCATCCGTCGCGGTGCTAGTAAAGAGAGGACTGATTAATATATAGTATTTAAACGGCATCTGGTTCCACTCTGTTAGCAGATTGGCGTCGGCAGACCACTGGCTGTACTGAGCCGAAGCAGGGTCTACATATATTCTAGGATCGGGATTTGATGAATTCAGGACCTTGACGTCAGGGTTTCCTATCACGGTATAATTGTTATATGGCTCGTATACGTATCCAGGTTGTATAGGGGTTTTCGTGTGACTGGTCTTGTTGCCCGAGCCGCTATTCGCAAAGCTCATTTCCCTGAAAGAAATCAATGTTTTCTTTTCTCCGTCTTTTACTAGATGGGATACTCCAACGTAGCTGGAGCCCTCAACGTGTTCACGAGCACGTCGACCCAAGACCTGGTGGTCAGGGGGGACACGACCCACACAGGGAATATCGTCGCCGTCAAGGGCTACGCGGCGTTCGGAAATGTGGCCGTCGCCAATCTCGTCGTCACGGGCAACTTTACAATCACGGCGACCAACACACAAACCACAAACGCCTTGACGATCAACAATGCCGGCACGGCTACGGCCCTACGGGTCACGCAGTCCGAGGGTGGCGGGCCCGGCCACACGCACAATGTCGCCGAGTTTTGGGACTTTCAGACCTTGGCCATGGTCATAGACCCCGAGGGCAACGTGGGCATCCACACCACGAGCAGCCCGGGATACGCTCTGACCGTCACTCAGGGGGCCCTCATAGATGCCGTCACGTCCCAGCTCTTCACGGGCAACGGATCTGGCCTGACCAATCTCCCGACCATCAGCCTCGTGGGACCCGTGACCGCCCTCCAACTCTCAGCGGCCCAGACCAACGTCACGAGCCTGGGCACCCTGACCTCCCTCAACGTCTCGGGCACGGCCAATATTTTCACGGGGTGGTTCACGACGGCCAACATCACGGGTGGACTCGGTGCCAACACCGCCTTCTTCAACCTTCTCAAGACCAACACCTCGAACACGGGGGTCCTCAACGCATCCAACGCGGCCGTCTCCAATTTACTCGCGTCGAACCTGACCGTCCTGACCTCCGCCAACCTCGCATCCCTGGTGGTCACAGGCGTCATCAACGGAAACGGTTCTGGAATTTCAAACATCAACTCTTCAAATTTAGTTGGAAATGTGGCACAGGCCAACGTGGCGCTCGTGGTCTCGCAACCCTTCCAGCCCAACGTCACACAGGTGGGGACCCTCGTGGGCCTTTACGCGAGTGGGAACGTCTCGGCCCCCTTCTTTGTGGGCGGAGGCAATGCGCTCTCAAAAGTGCAGAGCGCCAGCCTCGTGGGCAATGTGGCCAACGCGAATGTCGCTCTGGTCGTCACTCAGCCCTTCCAGCCCAACGTCACACAGGTGGGCACCCTCGTGGGCCTCTATGCGAGTGGAAACGTCTCGGCCCCCTTCTTTGTGGGCGGCGGCAATGCGCTCTCGAACGTCACGAGCGCCAGCCTTGTGGGTAATGTGGCCTCGGCTAACACGGCCCTGGTCGTCACCCAACCCTTCCAGCCCAACGTCACGCAGGTGGGGACCCTCGTGGGTTTGTACTCGTCCGGTAACGTGACGGCCACGTACTTTAGCGGGCAGGGTAACGCGCTTAGTAATATTCAGAGCGCGTCCCTCGTGGGCAATGTGGCCAACGCCAATGTCGCCCTGGTTGTGAGTCAGCCCTTCCAGCCCAACGTCACGCAGGTGGGGACCCTCGTGGGCCTCTATGCGAGTGGTAATGTTACCGCCTCGTTCTTTAGCGGTCAGGGTAATGCACTGAGTAATATTCAAAGTGCGGCTCTTGTCGGGAACGTCGCTTCAGCCAATGTGGCCCTCGTCGTGAGCCAGCCCGCCCAGCCCAATATCACGAGCCTAGGGACCCTCACGTCTCTCAACGTGTCTGGGAACGTGTTTGCGGCCAATGCCGTCACGACGACCAATATATTCACGGCCGGGTTCACGTCCAACGCGACAAATACCGTGTTCAATTTCGACACTTTGACCGTGCCCTTTGTCGCATGCACGACTCTGAACGTCGCGACCGTGGCCAACGTCCTGACCTTGGCGGGCTCGCTGGTCACCGCGGCCCAGCCCAATGTGACGTCGCTGGGCACTCTGACGGGCCTCACGGTCAGTGGACTTCTGAGCGCCTCAAACGGCTCAGGGATCGCGAACCTGACGGCCGCCTCCATCACCGGAAACGTCGCACAAGCGAACATCGCCCTCGTCGTGAGCCAGCCCTTCCAGCCCAACGTCACACAGGTGGGGACGCTCGTGGGCCTCTACGCAAGTGGGAACGTCACGGCCCGCTTCTTTATTGGCGGTGGGAACGCGCTGAGCAATATTCAGAGCGCGACCCTCGTGGGTAATGTCGCCTCGGCAAACACGGCCCTGGTCGTCACCCAACCGGCTCAACCCAACATCACGTCTTTGGGGACGCTCACGGGCCTCACGGTCAATGGACTTCTGAGCGCGAGCAACGGCTCAGGGATCGCCAACCTGACGGCCGCCTCCATCACGGGCAATGTCGCACAGGCAAACATCGCCCTCGTGGTCAGTCAGCCGGCCCAGCCCAACGTGACCTCCCTGGGCACGCTCACGGGCCTCACGGTCAACGGCCTCCTAAGCGCGTCGAACGGCTCTGGGATCGCGAACCTGACGGCCGCCTCCATCACGGGCAACGTCGCACAGGCGAACATCGCCCTCGTCGTCTCACAGCCCTTCCAGCCCAATGTCACACAGGTGGGGACGCTCGTGGGTCTCTATGCGAGTGGAAACGTGACCGCCTCGTTCTTTAGCGGTCAGGGTAATGCGCTTACGAACGTATTGAGTTCCGTACTCGTGGGAAATGTGGCGTCGGCCAACACGGCCCTCGTGGTCACCCAGCCCCTCCAGCCCAACGTCACACAGGTCGGTACACTTGTGGGCCTTTATTCAAGCGGAAACGTCACGGCCTCGTTCTTCAGCGGCCAGGGTAATGCGCTGAGCAATATCCAGAGCGCGGTCCTTGTGGGAAATGTCGCGTCGGCCAATGTGGCCCTCGTTGTGAGTCAGCCGGCCCAGCCCAACGTGACGTCACTGGGCACCCTGACCGGGCTCACGGTCAACGGCCTCTTAAGCGCGTCGAACGGCTCTGGGATCGCGAACCTGACGGCCGCGTCCATCACGGGCAACGTCGCCCAGGCAAACATCGCCCTCGTGGTCAGTCAGCCCCTCCAACCAAACATCACACAGGTCGGCACCCTCACGGGCCTCTTTTCCAGTGGGAACGTCACGGCCTCTTTCTTTAGCGGACAGGGTAACGCCCTCAGTAATATTCAGAGCGCGGTTCTCGTAGGGAACGTGGCCAACGCGAATGTCGCTCTGGTCGTCTCGCAGCCCCTCCAGCCCAACATCACACAGGTCGGCACGTTGACTGGCCTCTACGCCACAGGGAACGTCACGGCCCCTTACTTCATAGGAGGCGGCAACACCTTGAGTAACATCAACGCCAGCAACGTGGCGTTCGGGGCGCTCGCTGCTTCGCAACTCCAGACGGCCCAGACCAACATCACGAGCGTGGGGACTCTCACGGGGCTGACCGTCTCGGGAACCTCGAACCTCCAGACCCTCAACGTGGCCAGCGTGGCGACTGGGGGTGTGATCCCGGTGTCCTCCGGCCTCTTCATGAATCTGAACGCGAGTTACACCCTGAATTCTACCGGCAACTGGACCGGCAACATCGCGGGCTCGATCACCTCCAACCTCTTCACACTCTTCGGCCCGAACCCCGTGGCGTCGTGGACAACCTACGGGTCCAACCCCTTGATCGTGGGGCCGACAGCCAACGGCGGCTTCCGCTTCAACCAGTTGGGGGCGTACCAGTTCACCATCGTTCTGTGCGCGGACCGAAACATCAAGACGGTCGCCCTGAGCTCCAACACGTCAGACGTTCACTCTAACCTCGCAGACCCGGGCGTCTGGCTCTACTGCTACCGCATAAGCGTGGGCCAGGACCCATCCGTGCCCATCCAGATCCCGTTCTATGTCGACTCCACGTCCAAGTACTACTATGTCGACTTTGAGTCCATGCAGAAGACTGGTGAGAATATCCACAAGACTGCTTACACGAACGTGACGGCCGAAGGGTACACGGGTTCCTACGTAACTCTGCGGCCGCTCTAGAGACCGAGTACGGAGTACTCGTGATGGAGACGGTCCAGAGACCAAAAAACATTCAAATGAATTGAAGAGACCAAAACATTCAAATGATTCTTTTTAAAAAAACTCATTTGAATCTTTTTAGATCCAGGGAGTTCACAGAGTGTTTTCCAGCGGGCCCTACGGGCCCGGTGAACGGAAAAAAACTCTCTGTAAAATGTAATGCCGATCATCACCAATTTTGGCGATGTCGTCACGGTCGGCAATGCGGCCGTGAACGGCACGGGTACTTCAAGTTTTGCAGGGCCCGTGACGTTTGCTCAGGGCGTCAGCATCACAGGGGCCGTCTCCACATCGTCAGCCTTTTATGGCGTGCTGGCCGGTGCGAACGTGGCGGCCGTGAGTGCTCTGACGGCGAGCACGAACGTCTACGCACCGATAGTCACCACGCCCGTGTCCAACGCTGCGACGGCCATTGCAACCACGGGTTTCTACGGCGCGCTCGTGGGTCAGAACGTCGCCTCGGTCACCGTCCTCACCGCCTCGAGCAACGTCAACGCCCCCACGGTCAACGTCGCGTCCTTGAACGTAAGCACCCAGGCCAACGTCACCTTCCTCAACGTCTCGTCGAGCGCCTTTATTTCTAACGCGAACATCATCACGGCAAATATCTGGTCGGCCAACGTCACCACCGGAAATGTCACGACTCTGAACGTTTCGGGCCTGGCGACTCTTTTCCAGTCCAACCTAGCCACTGCAAATATCACGAGTCTAAACGTTAGTACGCAGGCCAACGTCACCTATCTGAACGTCTCTTCGAGCGCCTTTCTCTCGAACGCAAACGTCCTCACGGCCAACGTCACGAGTCTGAACGTCAGCACGCAGGCAAATGTCACCTATCTGAACGTCTCTTCGAGCGCCTTTCTCTCGAACGCAAACGTCCTCACGGCCAACGTCACGAGTCTGAACGTCAGCACGCAGGCCAACGTCACCTTCCTGAACGTCTCGAGCACGGCGTACCTCTCGAGCGCCAACATCATCACGGGCAACATAGCAACGGCAAATATCGCCTCGCTGAACGTCACGGGCGATGCGAACGTGGCCAACGTCACGGTCCGCTCGAACCTCTACGCGTCGAACATCATCATGTCGTCGAACCTCTCGACCAATACGGGCTACGGAAACGTGTACCTGACGGGCAACTTGGTCGTCCAGGGCAACATCTTCTCACTGGGTGGCTCGGTCGGCTCTGGTTCAGGCACGTCACAGGGTATCCTCTATTCCCTGGCTAGCCCCTACTCACTCGGCTCGTCCTTCGCCACGGGATCCGCTGGCCCTGGAATTGCAGGGTACCACATCAATCTTTCACCGACATATTTCAACCCTGAAGCGACCCAATCCGTCTCGGCGTTCAGCGCCGGCACCGGCATGCTCAAGTTTGCGACCGGTGGCCTCTACCAGGTGACCTGCGTCATAGTCGGTGACCAACCCATCGTGAAGCTGGCCTTTGGCAAGACCTCTTCGAGCTCCTTCGCAGCCTTGCCCACGAGCGCCATCTCAGGCTACGACTACGTCTACAACTTTCCAGTGGGTTCCTCGCCCAGTACGGTGATCACGATCCCTCTGACCGTTCAGGACACCTCGCAGTATTACTATCTGGACGTCTTCTTCAGTACCACAGCAGGTACTCCGTCGACCCTGTACCCGACCCGCAGCACGACCGCCGCGGGCTCGAACTACGGCACGTACGTGCAGGTCGGCCCCTTCGGCAACTACCTGACCAGCGCGACGGGCGTCGCCTCGGGCCTTTTGATGAATTGCTACGGGACCACGACCCTCTCGAGCCCCATCACCTCGAACACCTTCCGCCTGGCCATGACCTCCTCGAACGGCTGGACGGTCAATGGCGTGAGCACGGTCCTGAACGTGACATCGGGTGGCAACTTTCAGATCAGTCAGGTGGGAATTTACGAGGTTTCCATGTGTCTGAACCCGTCCGTGACCCCCTTGATGTTTGGCGTGGGCTCGCTCGCAGCTGATGCTGCTCCCCTGGCACAGGGCCCGTACATCTACCAGTACGCACCCATGTACACGCAGGACCCCACGACTATCGTGACCATGCCCCTGAACATCACCGACACCTCCAAGTATTACTATGTGGATGTCATCTTCCCTGGAACTCAGTCGACCGTCGCTCTTTCGAACGTCTCGACCTTTGTATCCCTCAAGCCCGTCGGCTCGTACGTCTCGCCCTCGACCAACCCCTGGAGCCAACAGGGTTCCTCTGTGTATTACACGGGCGGCGCCGTGGGCATCGGGGGCGTCAACCCTTCGTTGTTGACCGAGACCTTCACGGTCAACGGAAACACCTCGTTCGTCGGCAATGTGACTGTGACTTCGGACGTTTCGGGGTCTGCGTACGTTTCTGGGAAGAGGGTTCCGACCGGCTCTTTGGACGTGACGCAGTACGTCACGGGACGCGTGCCTCTGACCACCACCACAAATTTGATCCAGAATTACTTGAGTAATGCGGCGGCTGTGAGTGCGACGGGTGTGGGTGGGTATGGTCCGGCTTTGAGTTTGCCAAAAACCGCGACATCTTACTCAAACTTGACTCCATTTCATTCGGCTCACGTAAACACCACTTCTTCGAACATTTTCGTCGAGGCCTGGGTCTATATCACAGCAAATACAGGAGCAACCCAGGGTATATTTAGCGTATCTAATGTCGCCTCTGACGAAAGTGGTTTATATATAAACTCGACCGGGCAAATAGTGGCCTATGAGACTAATTCTACGGGTACTGCAGTTTCAGCAGTTTCAGCAACCAACCTTATTAACGGAACCTGGACACACATTGCCTTTTCGTTTAACGCGACGGGCGCTTCCAAGGTCGTCACTGTGTTCAAAAACGGTACGGCTGCATCAAGTGGAGCGCTATCAGGAACCACTAGATACAACACAACACATTCAGTGTATATAGGAGGAAGCGCTTTTACAGGTTGGGAATTCGGTGGCTACATCTACGACGTGCGTGTTCTCCGTGGTTCAATCGTCCCTACGGCTTCATTTACCGGTACGGTTCCTGGGTCCCCTGCCGCCTTTGGCCTCACGGCCCCGTCTTATGTCACGGGTATGAGCACCGGTGGATCGGCGAACGTCGCTCTCAGTCTCCAATCCCAGTACTTCCCGGGCGCCTCGACCTCGCCCTATGGACCTTGCTTGACCTTGCCGGGGACGGTAGGAAGTTATTACTCGCAGAATGTCGCGGCTCTGAACACGACAATTTCCACACTGGGATTCACTATCGAGGCGTGGGTGAATTACGCGTCGTTTGCGAACGCTGCCGGTGACGCCGGGTCGTCTCGGTATTATCCGTTCATGCTTTCCAAGATGTTTTCTAACAATAATCCGGCTGACTGGCTGTTCGGAGCGACGACCGGAGGCGCCTTGTCATTTTATGTAAATAACACGACCCCTGTTGCCTATCCAACTGTGTACACTGCAAACAACATCATTCAGACGGGTCAGTGGACACACGTCATGGTTCAGTGTAACGGTTCGAATGTTTACTGCGCAGTGAATGGAACATTCCAGGTACTCACCGGAACTTATTCACCAGCGGGGAGCGGAACGATTGCTCCGGCTGTTGTGACGGTTCCAGTAATCAATACAAATAGTCCAATCAGCATCGGACAATATAATAACAGTATAGGTCCTAATTTCACGATAGCAAAGGCCCGTATCGTTCTCGGCACCACGGGAACCAACGGCAACGTCTACTCCTCGGGCAACTTCACACCCAGTCCCAACTTCAATCAGACCCTCCCGTCGGGTGCGACGATCGCATGGCAACTCGACTCCCAGTACCCTCTGCCCACGTACCCAAGCATCCAGGACGTCACTCCGCTGGCGCTCCAATCAGGGTCCTTTGGCGCCGTGCCCACCCCCATCGGTGGCGTCACCTCGAACCTCTTCAGCCCGTACTCGACCACGTACCCCCAACTCGACTCGATCCGTTTCGACGGCACCGGGTACATCGATTACGGCAACGCGGCGTCTTCGGTGCTCACGACCAACATCTGGGCTTCAAACTGGACTATTGAGGGGTGGGTTTATGCTACCAGCGTTCCGTGTCAACTCTTCGAGCGTAGTAACCTCGCGTCCGGTTTCGACTTTTCGTCGAACGTCAACGCATCGGGCCAGGTTAATTTCTATTACGGCGCGTCTACGGTCGGTCCGACCCTCGCGACCGTTCCCGTCAACACCTGGACCCACGTCGCCGTCACGTACGACGGGGTCCGCTCGAACATCTACGTTTCGTCCAATACCATCGGAACTGCAAATATCAGCACGACCGTCACGGGAACGCAAGCCTTTGTCCCCACATACTCGACCCATTTCGGGTACAACTCCGTCGCGGGCAATTACCTCAACGGCAACCTCGCCGACGTCCGCGTCTCTAACGTGGCGCGGTATTCAGGGACAACGTATGTTGTTCCGACCGCGCCGTTCTCCACCGACTCTAGCACTCTGCTCCTCCTCAAGTCCCTGGCCGGTCAAGTCGGCACGACCTTGGAGGTCCAAGGCCGCGGCCTAGGCTCCACGTCGATCGGTGCGGGAAGGAATATCTATTCCTTCCCCCCGGCGCCCATGAGCTCCTATTTGCTCGATACAACTTCGAACGCGTCCGTGACGTACGGGCAGGGGAAGTATGTGGTGAGTGCGTCAAGTGAGTACACAGGACCCCCGGCTCCGTATCCAGCGTGGTATTCATTTGATAAGAATCCAGCTAACGCTTGGTCTGAAAACGCTACGGCTTACTCGGCCACAAGTCCTTACGGGTATTATGGAAACTTCACGACCGTCGATACTCTCGGCAACTCGTACCCAGGTGAGTGGGTTCAACTCCAAATGCCTGTTTCGGTCCTTCTTTCTTCGTACGTCATCTACGGTGCGTCTTCGGCAGCGATCACAGTTGGACAAATGCCAGGCAAATGGTGGCTTCTCGGTTCGCGTGATGGAATCAACTGGACACTCGTGGATGCGCGTTCAGGTGTGTCATCGTGGACTGCACTGACTGCGTCGACATTCACAGTATCCGCTACTCAGGCATACAATTATTACCGTATTGTTGTCAATCAGGTTAATTCGCCCAGCGGCGGCTCTGGATATACTGCCATCGGCGACTGGACCCTCAACGGCACCGAAGAGTCCCTCTGCATCACGTCCGATGCCAAGGTGGGCGTCGGCATCGCCAATCCTCAGCGCGCTTTGGAGGTGGCCGGCGATCTCGTCGTCTCGGGCACGATCAGTGGAGGCGCTGGCCTCGGGTCTTTCAGGAATCGGATCATCAACGGCGACATGAGGATCGCGCAGAGGGGGACGAGTGCAGTGGTGACGACCCCACCCACTTATACATTAGACAGGTGGAAGACGTACCTCGGGAGTACAGGTGGCGTTCAGACGGTGACTCAACAGACTCTGACCGCATCGGACACACCTTACCAGTACGGGTTCAGATACTCTCAGAGAACGACCATGACCGTGGGTCCACAGGGCGGCGTCACGACCGTTGATCAAAACGCCCTTCAGCAAGTAATTGAAGGATATAACGTCGCCGACTTGAATTGGGGAACATCGTTCGGCGCCCCTGTAACTATTAGTTTCTGGTTCCGTAGCAATCTCTCCACCGGTTCGCTAATACCCATCACGCTTCGGACGCAACCTACACCGAACACATACGTCACTACGTTCACGACCACAGGTTCCGGAACTTGGCAATACGTCACGGCCACCGTTCCTCCTCCGCCAAATGGCGTTGGGTTTGCGAGTTCCACGTCAGGTGCACTTGTACTTGACATAGCGGTAGTCAGTGGATCCACAGGCACGACGGTAAACGCGTGGAGTGCCGTAAATCAGCCGTTCGCTCCAGGATGTACATATTGGTCGGCACAGGCGGGTAACTACATCGAGATCACAGGCGTCCAGCTCGAGAAGGGCACGGTCGCGACGCCGTTCGAGTTCAGAAATTACGCTCAGGAGTTGGCGCTGTGTCAGAGGTACTATTATCAGATCACACAGACAGCATCGGGAGCAGGGCAATACCCTGCCATTGGCACTATTCATATGAGAAACACAACCCTGTCCGCTGCGTGTATTACTCTTCCAGTTAATATGCGCGCTCAACCAACATTTTCAAATACATGCGTACTTCAATTTGATTGGGATGCAGTTGTTGGTGGCCCTGGCAATTTGACATCCCCTGCATTACAGACGACGAAATCCACTAATCGCGAATTGTTGTTAACAGCCACACAGGTGTCGACGGGGACGCAGGGACAGGCTGGTGCATTGGTAATGGGTGCTGGAGCTGGCACCTATGTCGCATTCAACGCCGAACTTTAATACTCTATCAAAGTAAATGAACACGTACGTTATTGTTCACCTTTCGAACCTCTCAGTGAATGCATACTATGATGCAGATGCACCAGACTATGGTATGTTTGGTGGAGAGAACGGAAACCCCCAAGCGTCCGCGCATCTTCCCGTCCCAGAAGGTCTCACATGGGACGCTGTCAAGGGCGTGCAGGGCGAAGACGGCTCCGTCACGCTCGTCGAGGACCCTCTGAAGGTTCAGGCCAAACTCGACACCGCTTGGACTCAACTGAGAGCCGAGAGGAATCGACGTTTGGCCGCCTCTGACTGGACCCAGCTGGCCGACGCGCACCTCTCACAGGAGAAGAAGGATGCGTGGGCCGCGTACCGTCAGGAGCTCCGTGATCTGCCGGACGAGGTCACGGACCCTACGCAGGTAGAGTGGCCCCTGGACCCCACCCAGATCCCGCCGACCCCCGTCACCGGCTCCAGACTCTCCAGCCTCTTGACTCACGCGGAGGTCGAGCCCGTCCCAGAGGCTGAGCCCGTCGTGGAGTCTGAGCCCGTCGTGGAGTCTGAGCCCGTCGTGGAGTCTGAGCCCGTGCCAGAGGCCGAGCCCGTCCCCGAGGCTGAGCCCGTGCCAGAGGCCGAGCCCGTCCCCGAGGCTGAGCCCGTGCCAGAGGCGGAGGTCGTCCCAGAGGCTGAGCCGGTTCAGGAGGCTTAATTTTGTTTCACCGGGGTCAGTAGACCCATAGACCCAATGAAACCCACAGCGTGGAGGCTTGAAAATTCATAGACTCAAGGGGGTGGCGCTTCGCGCGGGTTCCCTTGACTTTATGGACCTTTAAGAAATTTCAAGAGGCAATTTCCTCCCAAACTCATCTTAAAAAGAAAAACTTTAATTTTAAAAATGAACTTCGTGCCAGCAGGAACGGACCCCGACGGCCCGTCAGGCCCCCAGGTCATTGCAGGGAGGCCCGATGCTTACGTGGACCCGGACACGGATTAAGAAATTTCATCGGGCATTTTCTCTCCAAACTCAGTCTTAAAAAAGAGAATTGTATTTTAGAAATGGAGTGTGTGATCCAAGGATGCAGTGAACTCCGGTGGGGAGGCCGGACCCTGTGCCGGGCACACATCGAGGCCGACACCCAGGGCAAACTCGGGCTCTTGGCCAGTGGGAAAATCACCCGTGAAGAAATCCTCAAGGACCTCGTGCCCGTTCCAGCCCCAGAAGAAATTTCTCAGGCCATGGTAGATGGAGCATCGGTGTGAACGTTGTGGGGTTCTCTTCAAGGGCCCGTCGTGGAAGATAGCCAAGACCCGTCACGACGCTCGGCACAACCCGTGTGACCGCCCCGAGGCCGCCAAGTACGTCAGGGAGGCCAAGCCCGTCCCAGAGGTTTTCAGACACCGGCTCGGTGAGATGGATCTCCAGGGGCTCGTGCCACCCGCCAAAGGCCACATGACTGCCGTGGTCCCCGAACTTCTCAGGCAGGTTTTCAGCCGAATCCCGAACCAGTGCATAGTCTGGCCGAACCTCCACAAGGAGCAACTCATCGTCTGGATCAACCAAGAGGAGGCGAAGGGTCTCAAACGTGTGAACCTCGATGGGCTCACGGAGCTCGTGTGCCTCGTGGTCCATAATCAGGTCTTGCCGCTGCTCAAGGACTGGGCCCGGTACGCCGAGTTCAAGGATTGGATGTGGCGCACGACCCTCGTGGACCTCGACAACAACGTGTGGACCGGCGACATGTCCAAGCGGTGCGAGTACTTTCAGGCTGTCCGCACGTTCCTCAAGGACTTCTTCGGCAGGTTCCCGGGCAAGCGCAAGGCGACCCGTGATCTCAACATAGCCGCCGGGGTCTATGAGGCTCCTTGAGAAATTTCGTTGGGCATTTTCTCTCCAAACTCATGTCAAAAAGTAAAAACAATAATTAAAAATTCACAAATGTGTGGAGGGTCCCACGCATTTGTGAATTCGGGTCAGGGTCTGGAGCCCCAGGCCAAATTTCTTTTCTCAGGCCAGGGTAAGGGATGCCCGGCTACATCTACCTGATCATGATGGCGGACGGTGTGTACAAGGTGGGTCGTACGCAGCAGGACTACGGGACGCACCTGAAGAGGCTCAAGAGCTACCCACCCGACAGTCAGATCGTTTACGTCCGCAAGGTCCAGGGCGACGTCGTGTCCATCGAAGGAGAGATTATCGGGATGTTCAGGAGCGAGTTTGTGAAACACATCAGGGGCAACGAGTACTTCACTGGTGACGAGAATCGCATGGTGGACATCATACACGGGGTGACGAGCGTGAAGCCCGCCACGCGACTTGAGAAGCACCCCCTAAAAAGATTCATTCAGTCCAATGAAGTTATTTTAGATCCGTCGAGATCATGCCCTCTGAAAATCTTTGTAAGTTATTTCCGTGAATGGTGCCAACGTAATGAAATAGGTCTATTGAGGTTCAATGAAGACTTTTACAAGGGGGTTTTTTCACAACACGACGTGGAGGTTCGCAGCGATGCGCGTATATGGCGAGGTGGTGCCCATGTTACCCAACCATTTGTGATCGGCCTGGACGTCAAGACGGACGTGGAGAAACACGTGGGCAACTTGAAACTTGATAGACCAGTCCACCTTGAAAAAATCATACTTGACATCGAAAATTTGATGCCCGGTGGCCTATACGTGAGCAAGGCGGAAGTCACACAAGAACTAGAGGCACGAGGATACATCATAGCGCCCATATCCGGCATCGTCCACCCACCACAGAGCCTCTAAAATAACCCCTTCACCGTCTTGCCGCCGACCGAGTTCTCACGCTCCGACGCCGTGAAGGGGAGGGGGTCCGACGAGGTGACGCCGCCCGTGGAGGTGACGCGGCCCGAAGCGCCCCCGGGACCGGTGATCGCGGCGAGCGCCGGACGTTGTTGAGTTCGAGCTTCCGCACAAATTCAGCGATCATCTTGGCCATGTTTCTGTTGAGCGGGATGCGACCCTGGGGGCCGTTGGCGTTGTGGGGCGGGAGGGTCAGGCCGTAGGCGATCATCCCCGCGCGCTTGCGGAGTTCCGGGGCAGCCTTGAATATTCTGGCCCACGGGGTCATGTTGTGATGGCGCTGGACCACGGGTCCACTGAAATAAGTGTAGCGGGGTCCCTCTGGCCACCGAGTCGAACCCTGTGAGTTCCGATGGCCCCGGCCACCGGTCCCGTAAAGACGTTCCGTGAAGGTTGCGATGTTCCTGTCAAAGGGTGCGAAACCCGCCTGAAGCCTTATGGCGGCCCACGTCGGCGTGACGTTTGTCGGGAAGCCCAAGAGCCGGCCCATACGCCGCCTGAAGGCGTTCGCCTCGGGGGTCGACTTGTTGGCCAGGCGAAAGTAGTTGCGAATGTCCTTGGCGGTCACGTTGGGCATGGTGGCCAGGGACTCGAGACGGAACAACGGATAAGAGGTCATCTTGATACTAAGATCTAACAAGTTTTTCTCCTCGGCACCTAGTAGAACGCGATGACCTCTCTCGTCTCGGCCAGTCAGGTCGTGACGGGCCAGGTGCAGTCCTTGGACAGCGTCAGGGCCCACGCCCTTCCTTCAGACGCCATGATCTTCGCGAGCGGGACAAAGGTCCAGCCGGCGAATCAGAACCTTGGGTCGTACGCGATCGTGGAGTCGGGCGTCAATTCACTGGGCGTCACGACCACGGGGTCCGTGCCGGCCGTGACTCAGTCGCCTTTTGCGGACCTTTATAAGGAGGGGTCCGTGTACTTTAACGGGACGGCGGGTAATTACTTGCAGAATACGGCAACGTACTCGAACTCTACGATCGCATGGGCCACGACGGGTATGACCATCGAGGCCTGGGTAAACTACCCGACGTTCACGGGGGCGAGTACTCTATCAGGTACAAATCCCCAACCTACACTTTTCGGTATGATGCGGTTCGATAGCGGTGGTAATTACTGGTCCTTCGGTGCCAATACTACGGGGTATGTGAATTTTTACTACTATACCGGATCTCTACAAACCGTGATGAGCACGACCCAGCTAAGCGCGAATACCTGGAACCATATCGCCGCGACGTGCTCGACGGCTGGTCAAATCTTCATATTCGTGAACGGCGTTCAGACCACAGTCGTCACGAACCGTAGTGGAACTCTCACAGGAACCACGAACTTCGAAACTGTTCAGGGGACGCCAACCGTGCTCTCTTGGCCCTTGACAATGGGGCAAATGAATTCCGTAGCGTGTAACGCCTACGTCGCCGACCTCCGCCTCACGACCGGCACGCCCGTCTACACGGGCTCCACGGGCTCCTTGGCCACCTTCACGGTCCCTTCAGCCCCCTTGAGTTCCACGACGAGCCCGGGCGTCACGCAATTTTTGCTGAGAGTAGGCCAGTCGAGCCCCACCACCCAAAACGGCGCGCTCACGTTCGACCGAGGTCTCAAGCAATTCATGAACTTCGGGCCGCAGACGTTCAACATCGCCACGAGGGGGTTCACGGCCGTGTTCCGGTACACGTGGAACGGGACTGTCGGAAACTACGAGCGCATATTTGATATTGGCGTTGCCGGCGCCTCTCCTTCCTATGCATACGCTTTAGGGTTTGCGCGCGCCGGAACAGGAAACCAATACTACTTTTATGTGAACGCTCCCCCTCCCGCATCAACTAACCCTCAGGCGACAACTGCAGTCGGTGTGATGAACCAGGGGACGTCCTACGTGGTTGCTTGCCGGTGGAACCCCTCGACGGGCCTTGCGGATATATGGATCAACGGTCTGTTCAACTGTCAGAGCAGCCAGACGCCTTCACCTGCGATTGCCGACTTCACGTCGTCCTGGACCGCTCTAGGGACTGAAATTTCCAAGACGTACTGGGCTTCGGCTTCCGCTAATACCTTCGCCATCTACAACCGCGCCTTGAGCAACGTGGAGATCCTGAACGCCTACAGCGCCTTGACCACCGCCACGACCAACGCCCCCATCGAGATCGGCGACGTCAACGGCACGCCGGCACTGAGCATCGCGGGCGACGGGCGCGTCAACATCACAAAGATGGGCCAAAGTTCCAATGTGGCCCCTTGGCCTCCTGCCGCCATGACGGGGTACGTCACCTCGATCAACGGCGGGACGTATGTGGCGAGCGACTCGAGTGAATTCAATGCCACTCTTTTCGGAGCTTGGCAAGCGTTTGATAAGAACCCGTCCTATCAGTGGTCTTCAGGACAGCCTTTGTATTCAACATCGGCTCCTTACTCGTACACAGGGACGGTCACTACCACTGACGTCAATGGTTCGGTTTATCCGGGTGAATGGCTTCAGATTCAGCTCCCCAGTTCCGTAACGGTTTCGAGCTATTCGATTTATGGAGCCAGTGGTTCCAACCAGATGCCTGGAAAGTGGGTTGTGTTAGGCAGCCGCGATGGCGTCAACTGGTTCCTCGTGGATTCTCAAAAGACGACCATTCTTTTTACAGTGACGGGGTTTTCTTCGTTTTCCGTCAACTCCACGCAGGCTTATTCATACTACAGGGTCGTGACGAACCAAATTTCAGGCAATTCCACTTATCAGTGCGCCACTATACTCGATCTCGTACTCTACGGCACCGCCGACACCGCCCAGCCCCTGACCATCGCCCAGCCAGTCACGTTGAGCTACGGCGCGCAGACCGCGTCGCTCACTGGAATCTCTGGGGACAAGTACGTGCCGCAGGACTTTTCGAGCTCGGGTCTGAACGTGCCTGCGTACGTCGTGTCCAATACCGCGACCGTCGCGAATACCGTTCAGTACTCGAGTTTCGGGCCGTTTGCGGGGGAGGGGTCGCTCTATGGAGGAGGTGGTTCAGGGTACGGAATCAGGACGCCGCCGTCTGCACTCGACTACAATTTCGGTGCAATGGATTATACTTTCGAGGTCTGGATATACATTACAGATTTATCGACGGACAGTGTGATCTTCAATAACGGAACTGTTTCGCTCACAATTAGTACACCTGGAAAGGTGCGCGTTCAAATGATTGGAATGGCAGGCGCACCTTATTTGTCCGGTACAACTAGTGTCGCGACAAACGGGTGGTATCACGTGGCAGCCACTTTCACGTCGGCGACCGTGCGTCTGTTCACGAACGGTGTTCTGACTGATACGTTCTCGTCAGTAACAGGGACTCCCACTTACACATCGCCGCAACAAATGTACATCATGGCCAATAATGTTTTGGCGAGTCAGTTTAAGGGTTACCTTTCGAACCTCCGCATCGTCCGCGGCGCAGCCCTCTACACCACGAACTTCCAAGTCCCATCGGGCCCTTTGCAACCCATCCAGGGAACCACACAGGCCGGCCTACCGTACGGAACCGTTTTGCTCCTACGCAACGCCCCGGCGCCCGGCCGAGTTCTCACGAGTAAATTCGGCGGGGCGAATTCTGGGGGGGTCAATGGTGCTCCATTGACCCTGGCCTCCCCCCCCGCGGCCATGACTGGTTACGCCACCACTTTGAACGCGGGGTACGGGCAGGGCACTTACGTGGCGAGTGCTTTGAACGAAGTTAGTGCAACGTATGCAGCATGGAAAGCTTTTGATAAATCAGCAGGTACATTATGGGCATCAACAGGCACTTATAACACCGCTGCAAACGGTGGTGTTTACACGGCGTCCAATGTGACCGTCGATGTTACAGGCACTTCTTATAATGGGGATTGGCTACAGGTTCAATTTCCGACATCTATTCAAGTTTCGAGTTATTCGGTAACTGCACGAAGTGATAGTTCAGCCCACACGAGTCCGCGAAATTGGGTAGTTTTGGGGTCGTCGGATGGTATTAATTGGTACTTGACAGACGCGCGTTCTGGGTACACGTCATGGTCACTCGGTCAGACTCTTTCGTTCACGGTTTCAGCAAGTCAGTCATTCACTACATACCGAATGGTCATACTTGCTATAGCTGGAACGACTGGTGTAACCGATACGGCACTTGGTGATTGGACCCTCAACGGCACCATCGAGGGCCCGAATGTGACAGCGGACGGCCGACTCGGCCTCGGGGTCACCGCACCGACCCAGGCCCTGGAGGTTGCTGGGAGCGCCGTGGTCGCGGGTACATTGAGCGCGGGGAATCCGTTGATGTTTAGGAACCGGATCATTAATGGGGATATGCGGATCGCGCAGAGGGGGACGAGCACGACGAGTACAAGTTCCTACCTCGTAGACAGATTTTATATTAATAGCTCTATATCAACAGGTGTTATCACGTATAGTCAAAATACATTAACTATAGCAGATACTCCTTATCAGTACGGTTATAGGAACGCACTGAATCTTGTAGCAACAACCGCGTGTAGTAGCTTCAGCTACATAGAACCCGAAACAATTCTTGAAGGGTATTCAATTCAAGACTTCAATTGGGGAACTTCTTTCGGTGTTCCCGCCACCTTGAGTTTTTGGTACAGGTCAAATATGCCGGCGGGAAGTACATCTAACATGACTATAAGAAATACCAACATAAGTACTACTTACATAGCACCATTCACGACGACGGGGACGTGGCAGTACCTCACATTCACCATCCCTCCACCCCCTAGCGGTACAGTATTCAATACGGGTAGTAGCGGTGCAATTGAAGTAATGTTTTCACCACTAGGAAATACAAATGGGTCAGTAGGCTGGAACGCATCGACTAACACGAGATATTCCGGTGTTTATAACTGGGCGGCGACCCTGAATACATATATTCAATACACCGGCGTCCAGCTCGAGAAAGGCTCGGTCGCCACCCCTTTTGAGGTGGTTCCTTATGGAACCCAGCTGGCGCTGTGTCAGAGGTACTATCAGACCGTCTTGCAAGCGGCTTTGTACAGGCGTTACATGTCAAATATCGACCGTCAACCGATCACTTTCCCGCCCATGAGGGCCGCACCTACAGGGACGCCGGTCGCGCTGGGAACGCCCACGAACCTTGCTTCTATCTCATTTACGAGTTATGGTGTAATGAGCGGTTATCTCGACGTTGGTTATACCGCAGCTGGAACCGGTGTCGTGGACATACCTTCGGGTGTGAATCTCAATTTATCAGCGGAATTATAGTTGTAAATAGTAAATGTCGTGGACCGTCCTCATCGACCCCGAAACTCTTGAAATTCAGGGTCAGTTTCTCACCACGGGAGCATCTCTGGTGGACTCTCCGGGCGTCCAGTGCACATGCGAAGACCCTACGGTGGTCATGGCCGTCAAGGACTCCGAAACAGACACAGTGACCCTCGTCGAAGACCCCGCAAAAGTCCAGGCAAAGCTCGACGCCCAGTGGACCTCCGTCCGCGCCCAGCAGCGCCAGAAGCTCTACGAATCCGACTGGACCTGCAGCGTGACCGATTACGAGGTGCCCAACAAGTCCGAGTGGGTCCAGTACCGTGCTCAGTTGCGGGACGTCACGACTCAGTCGGATCCTTTTGCGATCGTTTGGCCCCCGAGACCAAGTCCGTAGGACTTGTGATCCACAGGGCGTCAGCCCCCGGCTCCAGAGGCCTAAGGGACTTTCAGTAAATTCATAGACTCAATGGAGTCGGGCTTCGCCCAGTTCCATTGACTTTATGGAGGTTCAGGCCATACGGACCCTTGGTACAATTTGAACACTACAGGTTTTTCATTTAGGTCATGGGAAAATTTTGAATTTCAAAAAGGAATTAAGGGTGGGTAGGGTAGGGCTGACCGGCCTGAATTATAATGTTGGTCTTGTACCAGGACGGCCAGGATGACGGACACCATTATGATATGGCGGTATGTGGATGGTATACGAACCGTGCTTCATACGGCTCAGGTCTCGACCCACTCCGTGCTCACCAGAAACCTCGCCCAGTACACGTGGTTCCAGCACGCCAAGACGCATCAGGTGTTCGCCACGAGGCTCGGGAAACGCGTGTACCTCCAGGACGTCGTCAAAGGCTCGAAGGGTCCGTGGGCTCACGTGAATGGTGACGCTTGGGATTTCAGGGAGGAGAACCTCGTCAAGTCGGCCGTCAGGACGGTCAAGCGCACAGATGCTTCGTCCAAGGGTGTGGGGATCACGTACGTCGCGAGCCGTGAAAAGGGCAAGGCCTGGAAGGTGACTTTGACCGGGAAACTGATCGGTTATTTCAAGACTGAAGAAGAGGCTATGAAGGCCCGGCTTAAGGCTTTGATCACTTCAAGTCCTATGATTAAGTTTGTTCCGGAAGGAACGGACCCAGACGGGCCATCGGGTATGAAGGACCGGGCCTCGTACAGAGCTGAGGGTGGCCGTCCAGACGCATACCTGGACCCGGACGACGTCGAGGACACGCCCCTTGCACCTTATCCATTCACGTACGGGTCAGAACCTATAAAGGACCGTGACTACTGGAAGACCATCCCACCCCCTGGTACAATTTGAACACTGGGTGTTCAAGAGCCACCGCCCCTATTAGACTTTTCATTTCAATTTTAAAATTGATTCTTCCTTTCAATCTTAAAGTTGAAAACCCATAATGTACTTTTTGTACCAGTGAACCCGTCTTCACCCCGCCCCAAACAAATCTCCCTAGAGGGACGCCGCGCGTCCCGTCGCAAACTAATGTTTGCTCAGAGTAGATGAGTACGTTCAACCAAAACTCGGGGACGGCCGTTCCGACCCTGATAAACTCGTCCGCGGTCCTAGTGACCGGCAATGCAGTTTCATCGAACGCACTGACCGTGAGGCAGTTCGGCACGGGCAACGTGTTCAGCGCCCAGACGACGACCGGGTCCACGGCTCTCTTCGTGGGGGCGAACGGGAACGTGGGGGTGGGGACGACGAATCCTCAGACGGCCCTGGACGTGTTCACAGGCACCATGAACGCGGCGACGGTCGTGGCGACCACGCATTACGGCGCCATCGCTGGGTCCAACACGGTCGGTGGCACGACGATCACGGCGTCCACGCAGTTTTCAGGCCCAGGAACCGGCCTGACGGGGTCTGCAGCGTCCCTGAGCGTCGGTGGGTCCGCGGGGTCCCTGAGCACGACGTACACGGCCGGCCGTATCCTTTATGGGGCCGGTTCGGGTGTACCGACGACCGTGTCCACGCTGTTCTACGACTCGGCGAACGGACGCGTCGGCATCGGGACGGCGAGTCCCATAAGTGCCCTCCACGTCAACGGAGGCGACATATTCGCAAGCTCAAACATCAATGGAAACGCCGGAAATACCACGTGGCGGCTTCAGCCGCAGTACGTCAACTCCGCCCCGTTCAATAGTATTTTACGTATAGCAAACGGATGGGATCCGATTGCAGGTACGGGTACAGCAAGTTATGCTGCATCTGGGATAAACCTGAACTGTTTTCAAGGCGGATCTCAAATCGAGTTTTTTACTTCGGCGACGAATAACGCGACTCCGACTGAGCGCATGCGCATCAATTCGAGTGGCAACGTCGGCATCAGGACAAACGACCCAAAGTGCATTCTGCACATTTACAACAGTGCTGAAAACCCATATCACACAATGTTTGATGGGAGCTTAGCAAACAATGTGTTAGCAAAAGCACTATTGCAAACAGCTATATCCAGTTCAGCGACGCTATGTCCTACACAGTATGCGGGTACACTTTACTTATTTTGGCGCGCTGGGACGTCGTATTATTATGCAACAGTTGCAGGTACTTCTTATTTCACGGGTCAGCATGCTGGAGTTCCTAACAACGAAGATATCAAAATAAATGTTCAGAATTATGTAGGATTAATCGTGAGCGCCGCTGATACGGGATACGTATCTTACACATCTGATGGTACACGGCTAACTGATAAAGAAGCAATTCAGATTAACGAAGCCCTTCCAAACGTTGTTCTAAGTACAAAAGACAATGACAAGGCTGTATTTGGTGTGATCACTAACCTGAAGGATAATGGTCAGTCTCCGTATAACACCGACGGAAAGTTTGACTATGACCATATAGATAATGGATTTGAAAATGGGTTAAAGGATAGAATACGTATCAACTCATTTGGCGAGGGGGCAGTGTGGGTGTCAAACATCAACGGAAATATTGAAAATGGTGATTATATCACGTCGTCTATTATACCAGGGGTTGGTAAACGCCAAGATGATGACTTGCTTCACAATTATACAGTCGCTAAATCAACTATGTCATGCGATTTCCTTCTCAACTCACCAAAATACTTATCAGAAGAATACATATTCAACGGAACTACATACATCAAGGCCTTTATTGGATGCACATACCACTGTGGCTAATTGGATACTCATCAGAGACCGGAGGTTTCAAGGAGCTCTCGGCTCTCGTGAAGACGCAAGCTCAGACCATAGAGTCACTCGAAGCCCGCCTCGCCACTCTGGAGCTTTCGACCAGAGCGTAGCTCCTCGAAGCGCGCCTAGGAGGGACCTCCGGTCCCGGCTCGTGAACTCCGTTCACTCGCCCTGCTTAAATTCCAAACCTAAATTAGCAATGACCTCGGTTCACGAGTCCTCACGGACTCGGTTAGTTTTCGCCGACTCCAAGAACCGTGACGTGGCCCTGTACCCGACAGGGGAAAGCTACGTCCTCCACCTGACCACACCGATCAAGAACGTTTCACGTGTCGATCTGGTCAGCGCGCGCGTCCCCTCTCTTTTCGAGTGTAAAAATATCCAACTATAAATCAGAAGGAGAAGATGCAATCTTCGACCCCAAGCACACGTCTCCTTTTCGCAGACTCCAAGAACCGTGACGTCCAGCTGTACCCTTCAGGGAACTCATACACCCTGCACCTCACGAGCCCCATAAAAGACATAGAACGCGTGGATCTCGTGAGCGCTCGTGTATGTAATTCAATGTACAACCTCAATAACGGGTCTAATGTACTGGCCGTCAGCTCCTCCAACGTCTCTTTGAACGATGGGTTCTACAGCGTGTATGGATTGGCTCAGGCGCTGACGGGCGCGATCACTAACGTGATCACTGAATACCTCCCAGACGAAGGCCACTTTCTCTTCAGCTCCACCACCCCTTTCACAATCTTCATACACTCGGCCGAACTCTCCAAGATGCTCGGCCTTTCCCACGGAACTCTTTTGAGTTCCTCCCTCGCAGGACCTACAGACCCGGCATACACGGGCAAGTACATCATCCGGAGTTCAACACTTGTGGACATGAGCCTCAACGAATACATCTGGCTCGACATTGACGAGCTCAGGACCCCCAGTCACGTGGACACGGGCGCCATCACCGGCGCGAACGGCACGATCACGGGGTCGAACGCCAACCGCAACTTTGCACCCGTCATGATGGATGTAGGCTCGGCCTGTATCAAGAACTTCCATGAAAATAAGGACTATTGCGTGTCCGTCACGTACCCCGAGCCCATCGCAAGCCTGCAGCGCCTGACGGTCCGGTGGGTCGACAAGACCGGCGCGCCCGTAAACTTTAGGGGTTGGGAAACCAACGCATTCGTGCTCAGACTTCACATTCGGGATCGCGAATCTGAAGAGGAGCAGGAGGACCTGAAGGACATGAGCCGACGACTTGGGGAACTGGAAATCAAGCGCATGCTTGATGAGCAGGCCAAGCCGCCGCCACCGCCTCCGCCGCCCAAAAAGACGCCGTTCGGCAAGTGGACGATATTCATCCTCGTTTTACTTTTGTTATTGGGTTTCTGGGGTTACAAGACCTTCATAAGGCCTAACCCCGTGCCTGATATGTACCCGTCGTAGAACAGGTGCTCAACCGTGACCTCTTTTTCGGGTACACGGCCCCACCACTTTTCGATTACACCGTGCAGTTCCTTCAACCGGCTCCGCCACTCGCCGCCTTGATGCACTAGGCCCGTCCCGTGCCAACACCCCTTGACCTTCTTACCATTGCCATCAACGTATTTATCGGGGTTGAACCTGATCATGACCATAGGTCTGGACCCCAGTCCCTGAAATATGCTCATGAGCCTCTTGTTCTCACACGACAAGTCATATCTCTCGTGCTGTTCTTCATCGACCTCGATGACTATAGTGTGAGAACCCAATTCAAACACAAAATCCGGTCTGAACCTGAAGCAATCCACGGCCTTATCGTGGGTCATGAGGCTGTCAGGCCATTTTTCAACGAGAAAGTCCTTGACGGCCCGTTCCTTCGTCTTGAACTTGCGGATCCGCGGACTGTCCGGAAACACGTGCGAAAAACATTGGGCACAGTGGCCATCATAATCCTTGCGAGCGCGAACGGCCCAACAAATCTTGCACTTTGTCTCGAAAATATTTATCATCCCTTCCCGTGCGTGACCCGTGCAGTAGACGCCCCCCTTGCGCCCGGGCAAATTGAAAGCTGCCGTCTTTTCACACCCATCCTCCTTGCAAAAAACTCGTAAAAATACGGTCATGCCGGCCTTTTTGTGCTCTTCGCAGTAGTCGGCCCGGTCCACGCCGTATGTAGGGCGCTTTTTACACTCCTTGCACGTTCTGTCAATGACGTTCCACATATCCGGCTCCCTGTGCTTCGAACAATGAGTCGGTCTGTTTTTCACGAGACCGAACCGAGCCGTCGTCCCGCACTCCGGGCAATGTGGAAAACGAAGGTAAATCATGCCCTCCACCTTGTGCTTTGCACACTTGATCATGGGACCATCTTCCCATCCGTAAGACGCCTGCGTCTGGCATTCAGTGCATTTCTTGCACCAAAATAAGACCATGTCATCTTCTTTATGAATACGGCATCGCGTGGGTTTTGTGCCTGTATTACCATAACCAGCGAACACCTGACAGCCATCAAACTCGCATGTTTTTTTAGTCAAATTTTTCATATCAGTCTTTTTATGAGCGAGACAGTACTCTGCTGTCTCGGACCCAAAAGATGCGGACTTGGTGCATCCGTCCTCGCGACAGATGCCCATATTATTATTCTATAATTTTATTTTTTAAGAGCGTACACCTGCTCATTTTGTAATCGCGTACACGGCCGAAGGCTTCTGGATGGTCACGTTGCGGGCCGCAAACTTGATCAGCATGAAGGCCAGGACGGACAGCAGGGTCGTCAGCAGGGCCGTGATCAGGAAGAACGAGTTGGTGTTGCGCGGCACCTGGATCAGCGACGCCACCATGGCGCGGACAAAGTCC